GGTTACGCTTGTGAGGACTGCGTTAAGTATTGGGACGTTGAGAAACAGGCTTGGCGACAAATGAAGGTCTTCAACTTTATCAAGGTTGCATAAAGCGATTATTAGCGATTTAAAAAGAACTAAGATATGGATAAGAATTTGATGGATGCTCTTTACGTTGAGCATGATGGCAAGATTGGTGTTTTAAGCTCAGATGAGCACAAGGTGGTATCACAGGTTATCGGCACGGATTTGACGCTTGTGTACGACAAGAAAGAGGGTGATACGTACCTTTTGATACCATTGACCCGAAACCACACATTCAAATGTAATGGTGATGTTTTAGAGGTCGATGGTAAGATAATCCCTAGCAAGGTGTTCTTTCGCAAGGATGCTTGCCAGTGGGTAGAGATTGATGAAGAAACGCTAACAAAGGTAGCGTAACATAACATAAGGTGAGGCACACAATAAACTGCACTTAATTAGAATTTCGGTGAAAGTTCTTGCCGATTTCCTTGCGTATATGAAGAAAATTTAGTATCTTTGCAAGTGGATTTCGGTGAGACACACCTTTCAAAAACTGTTTAAAATTTAAGAATATGATTTCATACAAGTACAAGTTATATCGGACAAAGAATACGAGGCATTTGGATAAGATGCTCCGAGAGGCTTGCTATGTTTGGAATCATGCGCTAGCCTTGCAGAAGAGGTACTATAAGCTGTACCGCAAGTACATTCCAAAATTTACGATGTTTAAGCATTTTTCTAAGCGATATAAGCCAACGTTATTGCATAGTCATACCGTTAGGGAAATCTTGGATAGATTGGATATTGCTTACAAGCGTTTCTTCAAGCATGATGCGAAGCGTCCACCTAAGTTTAAGAAAGCATCTGAATTTTGTTCCTTTGTTTTTGAACAAGGTGGCTATATCCTCAATGGAAATGAGTTAGTGATAAACAAGATAAAGAAGTCTTTCAAATTCTCGTTAAGCCGTCCCTACGATGGCAAGGTAAAGAGGGTAACTGTCAAGCGCAACAAGCTGGGCGAGTACTTCATTATTCTTTGCTTGGATAAGCAAGCCGAGCCTTACGGAAAGTCACACGATGGTGCATCCGTGGGCATCGACTTTGGTTTGAAGAAGTACATGACTTTGAGCGATGGGCGTGAGATTGACAATCCTCAGTTCCTTAAAGCTGACTTGCAGGAGCTTAGGCGCAGGTCTCGTAACCTCTCGAAGTGCAAGAAGGGCAGCAACAACCGCAAGCGCAAGAAGATGGAATTGGAGCGATTGTATCGGGATATTGTGAACAAACGTTCCGATTTCCAGTGGAAGCTGGCGCATGAGTTGTGCAAGCGTTATGACTTGATTTGCTTGGAGGATTTGAACTTGGAGGGAATGACAAGGCGTTGGGGACGAAAGATGTCAGACTTGGCTCATGGCGATTTCGTTGTGAAGTTGGAGCACGTTGCGAAGAAGTATGGCGTTCAGGTTCACAAGATAGACCGCTTCTTTCCATCGAGCCGCCTTTGCACTTGTGGTTATAAGAATGATAAGCTGTCATTGAGTGATAGGGTTTGGACTTGTCCTAGTTGTGGTGCGGTTCATCCTAGAGACCTCTTCGCAGCTGAGAATATACTTCGGCAGGGCATTGCCGAATTGGGGAGTGGTAGTAAGTCACCCAAGCATTCGCAAGGGCGCAGCCACGCTAGTCACCCAACAATTCCTTGCAAGTAGCGAGGGAGTATGCCATGGATTCTTTGGCTTTTTCTGCTACAGAAAGTTAATTTCGTGCCCACATATATAATAAGCGTTAAAAGATGAAAGAAATACATTAAATAATTTGCATGTTTCAAATATTATTTGTATCTTTGCAATGTAATTAAGAAACAAGGTTACTAATTTTAAAAAGGTGAGACACACCTTAAAAACTGTGATTCGTTATGAATACTAGATTGAGTAAGAAAGAAACAATGGTTTATGGCAATATCGAAGTGATGGCTGATGTAATTGGGGGTAACAAGTACTTTACATTTGATGAGTTGTATGATTTCGATTTGGATAATACCAAGGATGAGTTGAAAGAAATCTTAAACTCTTTGACAGAGAAAGGCTACTTGAAGAGTTTTCACGATTTCTACGAAACTTATCGAGTTTTAAAGTAAGAACAATAAAGGGGATATAAATCCCCTTACAATATAAATTAGAGCGTGAGACACACGTAAAACTGTATTGAAACAATGAAAAAGGTATTCACAATTGAGAATGCATTAGCATTTTTGTTTGCTCTTGAAATAGTATCATTAATATTTTTTCTAGGATAGGGCTTATGCAGATTAAGTTTGGTAAGATAAAGTTTACTGCGGCTAAGTCCGAAAAAGGATGCCGCTTTGATGCTTGCTACAAAGGTGAGCATGTGGCTTTTGAGAGTGAAGATATGTCTTTGTATGATGATGTCTTTTCTGATAATAACAGAAGAGCAAAGGCTGCAAAGAGGGTGATTTACGAGAATATTAAGCACAAGTATTATGAGACCCATAGAGATTAGCGATTTCAACGCTGCCGATGAATTTGTCGTTGAGGCAATGATGCAAGATGGCAAATTCAAGGTTATCGGCAAGGTTATTATTGACAATAACCTTTTGAATGATGATGATTTGGAAACCATCTGGGATTATGCCAACTGGGAGACGAACGGCTATGAAAAGATGGTTGTCTCTAATGGAGTGTACAAAGGCTTAAATGCATTTAGTGATGGTCGAATGTTCTATGTAATTACGGATGATGAGGTCGGAGTGGTAAACGACAATATCATGATACGTAAGCATTACGATGTCAACAATGGCTATTATATAAAGTCATCAAGGTTACACAAGGAGCAATCCAAGGATTTGTGGTGCTTTGGTAGTTGCGAGACCATAACTAACGAATATAAGTCAAACCCTTTTATATGTGGTAAGTGATGGCAAAAAAGATTAATCATATTAAACCTTCCTTCATTGAAGGCGGTGAAGTCTGGCATGATATTGATAAGTTCCCGATGCTAGACCATACAATTCTAGTAGAGTTGCTGGAAAAAGGCTCTGACGTATTGATTTACCAGACGCAAAATGTATGTATTGAGCGTGTGGATAGGTTCATACCTACGAAGTCTTTTGTTCCGAAGCGTTGGGCGTATGCAATAGACTTAGCTCAATGCAGGCAACTTGAAGGATAAAAACAAAATACAAATTAAGAATAAGCATATGGAAGAATCAAGAGGTGTTTACACATTACCCGTCTTGTATAATGAACAAAGTGGTAGAAATGAAGGTGTATGTGTCAGAAGTGAACTTGGAGTAGTTGTTGCAATTGACAATGAAGATGAGTTTAAAGGTGTTTTTTCAAAGGATGGTGAGGTTGATGTATTCAAGCAGTTACTATCACAAGAAGTGTATCGTTTCAACACAGAACACCATGCATTCCCAACTGAGCCTTTGATTTCTTACAAGATGGATGGCGACATTATCTTTGATTTCGTTGAAGTAACAATCGGAAAGATGTATGGCGGTTATGTTTATATCGTGCATTACAACTTTGCAAGCACGGCATCATAATAAACAAGTTTGATTATGACAGTAGTAAGAGAAAGATTAAAAATTGCGGCTCAGATTGAGGTGCTGGAAGATATTGCTATTGATTATAGGGGAAAGACTATAGATAACATCATCCAACAGCTAGAAGCGAGGTTGACTGCGTTGAAGTAAGTTCAAGTTTGAAGTTAAAAGTCAATGAGTGGTGGACGTTTTGATTATGCTCAGTATCGGATTGCTGACATATATACAAAGATAGAAGATTATGTTGATGGTCATCCATTGGATGAGGAAGACGAAAGATGCTTTCTCGAAGACCGATGGTTAGAAGAGGATGAAGACAAGTATGTTAGAAAACATCATCATACGATGCCTAACAGCTATGGCTTATCTAAAGAGACTATCAAGGAATTCAAAAAGGGTATTGAACTTCTGAAGAAAGCTCAGGTTTATGCCCAAAGAATTGATTGGCTTCTTTCCGGTGATGATGGAGAAGATAATTTCCATCTACGTTTGAAAGAGGATTTGGCAAATTTAAAAAGTAAGAAAGGATAGATTATGAGTTGGAATTATCGCTTAGATACACCTATGATGCAATTAGCTGAAGAGGTGAACAAGAAATATGATACTGATGCAGGTAAGATGCTTCTTTGCACTTATCTCTTCATGGTATCAAGTGAAGAGATCAAGGACAAACAAGCTTTCTTTGATTGGGTAGAAGAGCTGAATAAGTCCTGTAAGTGCGATGCGGTAAGGGAGTACGTGAAAATCAACGGCAAAGCCGATTGGCTGCATGGTGGATTCAGTAAGCCGATTTACCGACACTATAAGGGCAATTTCTATGAGTACCTTGGTGAGGTTACTGATAGCGAGACTTCTGAAGCTAAGGTTGCGTATCAAGCAGTGTGCGGACAGCATGAAGTTTGGGTGCGACCAAAGGAAATGTTCTTTGGTAATGTTGAGGTAGATGGTAAGCCAGTTCCTCGATTTGAGAAGGTAGATTTAAAAGACTTAGAGAAACAAACCGAGAAGAGCAATGGACAGAGAAAAGATTAAGAGCTTGTTAGGTCAAGCAATCTTGCGAGTTAATGAAGTCGTACCGGATTTCGAAGACTTGGATAAGGTTCTTCCTTTGCTTAGACAGGCGATTGATGAATTAGATAAGTCAGAATCGGGTTCAGTTTAGAAAGGGTGAAAAATGGCTAATAAACAGACGATAAAACCAAAGGTAGTTCCCTTTGAAATAGCCAAGCTTCTGAAGGAGGTTGGCTACGATGAGAAGATAGCCGAATTTTGGGCTTACGCCAGCCCTTGGACAGCAAAGGGTGGTGTTCGTAAGGGTGGGAAATATAGTGAGCATTATGGCAGTTATATTGCTTACTCAAATTCCGAGTGGGGGAAATCCAATATTGAGTTATCTGCTGCCTTAAAGTTGAATAGTAAGCATCCGGCAATATCCGCTCCAAGCTATGATATGGTGTTAGATTGGCTTTTAGAGCATTTCGGTTACTATATTTGTGTTGCAAACATTTCGAAAGGTAAGTTTTGTTGGCAAACTACATCATGGTGTGTAGAGGAAGGCTTGTGTCATACGGATGGTAAGGAATATTCCAGTAGATACGAGGCAATGGATGCCGCTTTCAAGAGTATCTTAAAGGCTCGCATTGAGAATAAAGATAACGAGGTAATCAAAAGACTTTTGGAGGAAATACAAGATGGAAAGAATTTATGATACTTTTGTACACGCAATAATGATGAAGTTAGAAGTTCGTTTATGTACTGAACTCGAATGTGTTTATAAGAATATAACAAACAAGATTGTTGAGAAGAAAGGTAAACTTACCAACGAAGACGTAATTGAGTTTCAGAAAAAACTACAAGAAGTGTACGACAGGAATGCTGCTATTCGTGAAGAGGTTACTGACATTAAAGATTCCAAGAAATGTATCTTAACTAAAGAAGCATGTGAAGAGTTAATAAAGCGACTTTGCGTGATTAATATAAAAGAAGATGAACAAGCAAAGAATGATAGAGTGGATAGCCACTTGTGATACAGGTGTCTCTTCAATGACTATGTGGAGTGCATTGATGGGGGTAAAACGAAAGAAAGATTTGGATATTCCTAAAGACAATCGTGACTTCCGTAGATGCTATGATATGGTAGAATACGGACACGTAACCTTGGATGAGCTACAAGTTGTAAAGAAGCAATATCCTTGGTTTGCTCCTGTTGTTGACAATTGGAAGGAATTGTCTCTTTTGTTTGAGGAAGAGTTGGACAAACGTTTGTATATACGAATCCGTCAGCTTTGCAAAGAGTCAGATGCTATCCGGTATGAGGTAAAGGGAGGACTTTATTATGAAAGGGGTTTTTGGTATAATGTTTAATTATTTAAAAGATAGAAAGAATGAATAAAGACAAATTAAAGGTCAGCTTTGAGATTGACCGCTACAAGGTAATTGGTATGCTTTCACGTAATTGTGAGAATGCTGAAGAGTACAACGAGATTATGGATATTCTTGAAGGCAAGAATGAGTTTGTGCGTGATGCGAATGGTAACGAGGAACTTGCAAGCCGCATTTGCAATTATGCTTTAGACTCTATCTTGGTTGAGAATCCAGATTTGGCTCTCCGTAAGCGTTTGGATAAGGAACAGAAAGGCGATGATGCTCCTGATGGAATTTCAAATGTTATCGAAATCAAAGGTGATGACGCAAAGAAACTTGTAGAAACTCTTTGTGGCATTCTCTACAAGGGTAAGTGATGTAAAATTCATCAAAAGAATATAAATAAACACTAAAACACTTGCAAGTATAAGAAAAAATGCTTATCTTTGCATCGTGTTTGAAACAGATGGCCTTCTGAGAGGTCGCTTCTACCATAAGTCAAGACTTAGGAGTTTACGGCATGGTTTCCACATTACCCAGTCCAGCTAGACTATAACAAGCAACTCTTATTAGGGTGAGAGACCCTAGTTGCTGCATTAGACAAGTGGTTAAGTCGCCAGCTTTTCACGCTGGTATTCAAAGGTTCGAATCCTTTATGCAGTACATACAAAATTGCCCTATGGTGTAATGGCAACACTACAGTTTTTGGTTCTGTCATTAGTGGTTCGAATCCGCTTGGGGCAACAAGGTGGAATTGGTATATGTTCCACAAAAGGTGCGATATTCAAGCGGTTAAAGAAGATAGACTGTAAATCTATTCCCATTGTGGGTTCGGTGAGTTCAAATCTCCCTTGCACCACGAGAACTTTTGTCATAATACGAGGAATGTAGCTCAGTAGTAGAGCACTTGGCTTGGTAACTAAGGGGGCGTTGGTGCGAATCCAATCATTCCTTTACGCTTTCGTAGCTCAGTGGCAGAGCATAGGATTTTTAATCCTAGGGTCGAAGGTTCGAATCCTTCCGTTGGCACAATGATACACAAGAAGAGAGCCGTGATGTTTGTTTTGTTGGAATCTCGGACATCTGTCAATGGGCAAACGTAGGATGCAGATGAGACGAATAAAGTTGTGAATAAGTCTATGAACTAGGGGAACAAGCGGAATGGCTCTCTATTGTGCTTCATTTGATGGTTTAACGAAAAATTGAAGAATATGAAAAGTCCGTTAAGAATGGCAGTCGCTTTAGAAAAGAACAACAAGGTATATCCAAAAGATGTACGGAAGTTCTTGATGGGATTGTACGCCACGCTACATTTGACAGATAACGCAACGGCTAAAGATATGGAAAAGCTGGTATATTATGCTTTTCGGAATGGTTACTTGCTAGGTGTCAAGTCTGAAGGAGGTGATGACCAAAAAGCGTATGATAGACTACCAGATTTGGGAGTAGAAGAAGAAATTGGTGATGATTTAAAAAGATAGTCGATAAAAATTGGTAATTAGTTAGTAAAGTTTTTTAGGCTTTGGTGTGTGAACATCGAAGCCTTTTTTATATATAATAAGGTAAAATAAAAACAGGAATGTTAACAAGACTCATATATCAGTTATGAAAGGTTAAAATATGAAAGAAAAACATTAAAAAACTTGCATGTTTCAAAACTTATTCGTATCTTTGCATCGTCAATCAAGATAAGTTGGTTGATTTGCCGAGTGACAAGTTTCACTCAATAAGGTGAGAGCGACACCAAGGGGTAAGACCCGAAACAACTAGCACAATTGATTATGTCTAAGCAGACTGGTTTTTCATTCGCAAGTTCAAAGAAGTCATTAATCGAGACTATTGACGAAATCAAGAAGTCAAAGATGCCTCGCAACGAAAAGATTGTTGCATTGAAGGCTTGCGGTCTTCGTGAGAAAGAAATCTCCGATATGTTGAAGGTTTGTGTGCCAAGTGGTTCAACTTCAACGAGATTCGTTTATACATTCGGTGTTGAGATAGAATGTGTTCATGCCGAGCGCAATGCCTTGATAGAGGCAGGCCGTCAGAATGGTGTTGATATTCATTCTGAGGGCTATAACCACACCGACAACAAGAGTTATTTCAAGATTGTTAGTGATTCTTCAGTTGGTGGTGATATAGACCCTAACGAGGTTGTAAGTCCGGTATTGAATGGCAATACAAATGGTATGGCAACCTTAAAGAAGGCTATCAAGTCTTTGGATGCCGTAGGTGCAAGAGTAAATTCTACTTGTGGTCTTCACGTTCATATTGGTGCAGCAAAGTTGACAGGTGAGCAGTATGTTAACGTCTTCAAGAATTATCAGAAACTTGAAAGATTGATTGATAGTTTCATGGCTCCTTCAAGAAGAGGTAATTGCCGTTGGGCAGCCAGCTTGCTTGACAAGGATTTCACTAATTGTCACAGCAATCAAGATATTAGATTCGATGTCTTTCATGGAGATAGATATTATAAGGTCAATGCAGAGAGCTATACACGTCACAGGACAATCGAGTTTCGCCAACATCAAGGTTCTACCAATTTCAAGAAGATAGAAATGTGGGTGAAGTTCTGCGCAAAGCTTGTCGGTTGGTCTCGCAACAATGTCTTCACTAGTGAGGTTATGAATATCGAAGATATACCTTTCTTGAATAAAGAAGAGAAGGCTTTCTTCCAGAGTCGTAAGGATGCATTTGCAACCAATAACGATTAATTAATGTAGCCCTAGGGTAAAAGCCCTAGGACACAAAGAAATCAAAGTATTATTAAGAAAAAGAAAGGGTAAAGATATGTGTGTTATTATTGTATGTCCGAAAGGTGTTGCTTTGCCATCTGTAGATGAGCTAAAGGCTGCGTATATGAGAAATCCAGATGGTTGCGGTTTTGTGAGCGAGTCTGACCATTACAAGAGTTTGCATTTCTCTACATTTATCCGTAGATTGATGAAGCGAGATATAAATGAGAATGTAATCATACATTTCAGATTTGCTACTCATGGTTCTGTCTGTGTCAAGAATTGCCATCCATTCTACAAGGCAGGTTATTGGTTCGCACATAATGGAGTGCTCCCGATTTGCTCCGAGCATGATAAAACAGATAGTCAAATTTGTTTTGAACGTTTCATTTATCCTACTATCAAGAAATATGGTTGGGGTTCTGATGAACATATGAAAGAAATGAACAAATGGACAGCTCATGGTTCTAAGTTTGCAATGTTGCATAATGGTGAGATTGTGAAGTCCGGTAAATTCATAGAGCGTGATGGACGGTTCTATTCTAATTTGAATCATTTGGGTTATATGAGAAATGTAATAAACTTTTAGAAGATTAATGTTTAGGTTCTTTTTATTCGACAAGCGTCAGATGTCCGTGAGGATATTTGGCGTTTTTTTTGTTATATAAGGAGTTCTATTTTGCGTAGCTATTAATTATTCGTTTATGTGATGAAATAGCCTTAAATCGCTTAGAAATGCCGTTATTACTCACTTTTGCTTAAAAGTGAGATACTTGCAAATGGTTTAGTGCATTTATTATTCTTTTCGTATTATCTTTGCACTAGTTTTAACAAATATATCGAAAGAATGAAAGATAAAATTTTCCAGTTACTAAAACAAGAGTATAAGTCTCTTGGGTTAGGTGATGAAGTTCTTCAGGCACATGCCGAAATGCTTGATAAGATGGGGCTTGTTACTGATGACAACATCGAGACAGTGGTTGCTAGTCAAAAGAGTTTTTTGGAGTCCTTGCAAAAGGACAATGACCGCAGAGTTACCGATGCCAAGAAAAAGTTCGAGGAGGCACAGAAGGCTAAAGAAGATGCTGAACGCAAGGCTGCTGAAGAAGAAGCCAAGAAGAAAGCTGACGAAGAAGCCAAGAAAGCCGCTGAAGAAGCCGAAAAGAAACGCTTGGAGGAATTGGCAAAGAAAAACGAAATGCCGGATTATCTCAAAAAATACTTTGAAGAGCAAGCAGCAGAGAAGAAAGCTTCAGATGAAGCAAGAACCAAGGAACGTGAAGAGTTCAAGAAACTCGTTGAGACCTTGACTCAGAAGAACACAGACCAAGCCAAGACTTACAACGAACAGATGGAGGCGCAAAGCAAGACCATTAAGGAATTGCAAGAAACTATCCAAAAGCAAGCTGAGGAGGCTAAGGCTAAGGAAGAGGCTGCTGCGAAGGCAAAGGCAAAGGCAGACCACGATGCGAAGATTTTATCAAAGGCTAAGGAGTTGGGCATTCCCGAAAGTCGTATCAACGAGGGTTTCACCTTGAGCGATGATGCTACAGATGAAGCTATCGAAACATACCTCTCCAAGGTAGCGAACAACTACAAGGCGTTGCAACAACCACAATTCGGGGGCAGCTATCGTGCTAGCGAGGGCGAGCCAACAAAGGAGGACGTTGACAATGTAGCCGCATCATTAGTTCAGTCACTTTAAAAATTGAAAAACATGAATCAGGAATTGAAGACTACAAAAAAGCAAATTGTCTTTGGTGAGGATTCCGTCATTATCCAGAAATGGGAAGGCGACATCAAGGGCGGTCGTGCTTTGGATTGGACAGGCGTAAAAGATGAAGTTCTTTACGCAGGTCGTGTTATCGTGACAGATGGTAAGGGAACTTACAAGCCATTGCCTATTGAAACAGGCAATTATAAGGATTTGGGTACTGCCAGTGACCCATTGGAGCATTACAAGTATGCGGGTGTTCTCTATCGTTCCATTCTGAACGGTGAGCCAGCGGCAATTATGACTGCTGGACAAGTTAACAAGGTAGCAGCTAAGGCTGCAAATGGTGCAGACTTTCCGGATGCGTTCCTTACAGCTATGCCAAAGATTGCTTTGGTTAGCGATGAGGATGCAAACAAGTTCGATGAGTCTGATGCAACAATGGACAAAGACTAAAAGAAGGAGGATAACAGATGGAAAAATCACTTTATTTTCAGTTGGTCAATAAATACTTCCCACAACTTGTTGCAAGTGTAGTAGAGAAGTTGAACGGCAAGAATCAGACTGCATTGACCTATATGTACCGAGACCACTTGACTAACACATATAGTCAGGACGGACGCTGGGCATCAATTACTGCGGAATACACACGAGTTGCAGCTGATGTTGTATCAATGGATGCAGAACTTCCATTGAAGAGCCGTGATAAGGTTTCAACCGCTGAGGGTCAAATCCCAAAGGTTGGTATGAAGCTTTACATGTCAGAGAAGCAGCTTAAGGATTTGGATAACATGATTGCGCAACGTTTGCCTCAGCCACAGATTTTGCGTAACTTGTTTGCAGACCTTCCTCGTTGTATTCAGGCGGTTTACGAGCGTATTGAAGATATGTTCCTCAGTGAGCTGTCAACAGGTGTAGCTTTGGCGACTCGTTCCGGTGGTACTGGTGTCCGAGTTGATGTAGGTTTTGCCGAGAAGAACAAGTTCGGTCACGGTGCTAAGGCTTGGGACGCAGAGGATGCAACCCCACTTGATGACATCCAATTGGTTTACGACAAGGCGATGGACGACCAAAACACCATCACTACTTGTTATCTTGATGATTACACAATCAAGTTGCTTGGCAAGAACAAGCAGGTTCGTGCTCAGTTTGCCTTCAATCAAGGCATTGCACTTAGTGGGGATAACAGCAACATTCCTATTTTGAGCTTTGAGCAGATTGCGTCTATCTTTAGAAATAAGTGGCAGACCAACTTGGTACGTGTAGCCCGTACAATCAAGACCGAGATTAACGGCAAGAAGGGAACACACAACCCTTGGGCTAAGGGTCACATGACCCTTACATGCTATGATAACCTTGGTGATTTGTTCTGGACTAACGTAGCCGAAGCTACAAGACCAGTTGCAGGTGTTACTTATCAGTCAGCCGATGAGTATATCTTGGCTAGCCGTTATTCTACTAACGACCCACTCCGTGAGTTCACTAGCTCACAAGCAATGGTTGTTCCTATCTTGAATAACGTTGATGCCATCTACTCTTTGGACTCAACACAAGCGGTAGGTTAGGCTTATGAGAGGTGAGGTAATTAGTCCGTTCCGTGATAAGTTCCATTTTAACACCATCTATGAAGTTGGTGCAATCTTGGACTTTGACGAAGAACGCATGAACTCCCTTATCGAACGTAAGCTTTGCAAGATGTTGGAGGTGCAGGATGATAACCATTCTGCACCTCTAAAAGACGATAAGGAAATTAGAGATACTCCTAAAAAGGAAGTCTTGAATGATGGAAAAGAAAATCCTATAAAGGAAGAAGAAAAGAAGTCAGAAGAGACACCTAAGAAGGAAGTCTTGAAGGAGAAAAAGGAGAGCAAGCCTAAAAAGGAGAAAACCTCAAAAAAGGATGCTGCCGAGTCAACCGAAGAGAATTCCCAAAAGGAGAATGTAGAAGAAGAACTTGACGAAAAGACTAAGAGCGAGCAGGAGGCTGCAAAGAAAATCGCTGAGGCTATGAGTCAGGCTCAGAAATAAGGATGTCACATGAAGATAAGAGAATACATTTCGCAGAAGTTGCGTGCTTGGAACATTACCGATGCCCAATTGGAAGATATATCGTCAGGTATAGACCTTGACGAAGAATATACGTCTGATAATTCCCAGGTTGTAGGCAAGGCGATGATTTCCGTAATCGAGGAACTTATGCTTGCCCCATATATGAGCAATGTGAATGAAAATGGATTCTCTGTCTCTTGGGACTACTCTAGGATAGGACAATACTATATGTGGCTTTGCCGAAAATATGGTGTTGCTCCGGATAATGAAGTGGTGGCAGCTTTAGGGCTTTCCACTATCACGGATAAGTCTGATATTTGGTAAATGTCTAGGTTATGTTATATTCCCCTCATATATTAAAGAAGAAGTTCGTGAATAAGGTTGTCAACAAGTACAACGAGGTCATTGGCTCTTCTGAGGAATGGAAAGAAATGGGGCGTTGTCGGTGCGATGACAACTCTACCGAGCATTTCACTACCGAGAATGGTAGCATATATACACCGAAATATCATATTGTTTGTGACAAGTGCCAGATTTCCGAAGGTGATGAAGTCAAGGTCTATTCCGATGATGGAAGCTACCGAGGAGGTGGAAAGGTCTATAATGCCCCTAAGTGCAATTATCTTGGTTATATGAGTATCTATGTCTGATGTTATAAAGGATGAGATAGACGCTTTCTTTGCACAGGGAGAAAGGGAAGTAGATGAATTTCTTGATAGGTTAGGTAAAACTGCTGTTGAGTTTGATAAGACTAACGGAAACTACCGAAACCGCACAGGTAATCTCAGAAGGTCTAACTATAGTAATGTACATGACCACACCTTGACCCTTGGCAACAAAGCGGAATATGCGTCTGATGTTTCCTCTAGGGGGTATGATGTTATAGATTCGGGTATTCAGTATATCAAGAAAGAAATCGAAGATATGCGATGATAACAGAAATAGATGCTGGTCATGTAATCTATGATGACTTGGAACTTATGGGATTGGAACGAAGACTGAAAGGACATCTGATAAAGGGTGGACTTGAAGGAGAAAGACCTATGGTCGGTGAGAAGATTCCTGATGAAGGCATGATAGTAATCATTCCTAAGCGCATGAGTGCAGATAAGACATATTTCAACGATTGTACTATAGAGGTAAACATATTGCTCAAAGATATAGAGGGCGAGGCTAATCCTCAATTGAACGAGCTTTTAAAGAAGGCTATTCAAACCCTGTCCGACAATGAGGTCGGAAAAGTTGAGGATGTATGGTATCGTTATTCTATCCGCTCCCACGGCATAGAGCAAGAGAGTAGGTTGAGTTGCCATTACGCAAACATTACTATTGATTTTGAAACATTAAACGTAACATAAGATGAAACCATTTATTGGAATCAAGAGAATTTGGTATGGTGCTCCTCTTACCGAGGCAAATACACCTGCTAAGTTGGCTGCATGGTTGAAAACCGCTACAGAGGTTAAGAACAGCCATGAGGGAACATGGGGATATTCTCAGGATGACCCTAGTGTTACCGAGTACAAGAACGAGCTGAACGGACAGGTTTACTATCGTGACAAGACCGATGAGGGTGCTAAGACAATTACATTCTCTATTGGTGTCTTTTCATGGAAGAACAAGGTAGACTTGCAGGGTGGCAAGATGTATGATGCAACAGGCGCAGAGACCACAACGGAGACAGACGCAGTAGGTTGGTCTTCTAGCCAAGATTTGGCAAACATTAACAAGTGTATTGTTGCTCAGACCAAAACAGGAAACTACATCGTTTTCTCAAATGCGGCTATCGTAGCCAAGGGAGACCAGCAGGACAAGAATATCACTTTGGGTATTTCTGCCGTTGCTATGGAAAGTGAGACCGATGGTGTGGCTGGCGAGTACCAATGGGAAGGTTCTGCGGTTGTGGAACAGGGATAAGAAGACATAGGCAACAAATGATAGAGGGGGATGGTGTTAAAGCCGTTCCCCTTTTTTAATATTCAGAACCATGAGTAAGGCAAGTAAATTAGTTGCGGATGCAATTCTTGGAGAGGACTCCGTAACAATAATGGTGAATGGAAAGACTTATTGTATTTCACCACCTACAATTATAAAATTGGTCAAGGCGGCTAAATACCTTGATAGTTTCGAAGAGGGCAAGACCTTAGCGGAAGTCTTATGCATGCTTAAGAATTTGGATGATGCTTGCAAGGCGTTGTCCGTATTCATACAAGGCGATGAATCCATTAGTGATGAATTATCTAAAGGAACGCTTGAAGAGGTTGTCAATGGCTTACAAACGGCTTATTCCTTAATCTCTATAAAGGATTTTCAGACGCTATCAATTTTGGCGAAGAGTGCGGCAAGGATGATAGCAAAACCACGACCATAGGTAACGATACACTCTTAGGACAGATTGCATCTTTTATGGATAGTCTGCACTTATCTTACCAAGAAGTCGTGAAAGAGATACCTTATAGAAATTTATTACTGATGGCAAAAGACAAGCAAAGAGTAGCATGGGGTGATGTAATGTATGAGGTAACGGAAGAAGAGTTTGGAATGAACTTCAAAAAAGGATAAGTTTAAAATAATGCAAATAAAGTATTAAAAGCACTAAAACGCTTGCAAGTTAGCGAAATATTATTTATCTTTGCAAGCGCAGAACAAAAAAGGATAAAATGGCGATTTAAGAAATTGATAAGATATTAGAGACACGAAACCCGATGGACTATACCGAAAGGCAGTCCGAGTCACTATTCCTTTGACTTTGCAATCGGTAGTTTCGTGTTTTTGTGTTTAAAATAAGATGCAAGACGTAAGGTTGATATTCGAGATACTGGTTTCCATGTTGCTTTGCGTTTGTCTCATATTGCTTGCTGTAAGTAGATATAGGCAAAAGAAAAAGCGTGAAGAACCGGAGCGAAAGGAAATGGACTTGATAGACTTCTTTTCTTTGGGAGGAGTTGCCTATTATTGGAACAAAGGTGGTAAGCAGCAGAAATGCTACACATACGAAGAATTTCTGAAAATCAAGGCTGACTACGTGGAGCTTTGGTTGAATCAGAATAGATATATTTTTAACTCTCAATTAGATTGCGATGATATATAAAGTATATGTTTTGTTGCCGACAATAGTTGTAGCAGATGGTATTGTTGGTATAGCTTGGCTAGGAAAGGTTTTTAGCTGGCGATATGGAAAGAACAAGAAAAAGAGCAAGAATGTGTCCTTAATGATAGGATATAACACAGGAATGTCTCTTAAGTCGAAAATAGATGATAACGCAGCGGATGATTATTTAAGACGCATTGCCGAAGAAAACAGAATCTAAATTCAAGGGTTAGAGTCCCTTTTTTACAACCATATTACTTGTGGTTATTTTTATACATCGGTTTTTATTAACGATTGTTTTTTATGGTAGATAAATGTATAAAAACGAGCACAAGTTCCCTTATAGATGGACTAAAAAAGATGCTAATTTCACAAAAGACAAAGGTAAGGTGATGTCTTGCTTTTGTTGTGGAGGTGGAAGTTCCTTTGGTTACAAACTAGCTGGCTACGATGTTGTAGCCTGTAATGAGATAGACCCAAAGGTTATGAAGATGTACTTGAAGAATCACGATGTCAAGTATTCTTTCAATTGTGATATTCGTGAGTTGGATGGTTTGATTAATCAGACTGAAAAACCTGTAAAGTTGATGGAGATATTAATTAGAAACTCGACAAATGTTGGTGATGTTGTTCTAGACCCATTCATGGGTAGCGGTACAACGGCAAGAGCTTGCGTAAACCTTGAAAGAAAGTATATAGGCTTTGAAATAGACCAGCGTCAAGTAGATTTTGCTAATAACGAATTAAAGAATATGAGTAGGCAGTTAAGTCTGTTTTGAAACTATGGATATGTGCAAGGTGTTTTGTTGCAATCCTGTTGTAAGAAATGGGAATAAAGAAACAACGGATGCTCTTATAAGAGCTATGAGAGACGAAGCCTTAAAACGAGGGTTGGTACGTGATGAATTGATAGGTTTTTGCAACCGATTCTTGAGAGAAGGCGAAATCAAAGCTTGTATAGAGCATTTGCTAGATAATTTCAAACGTTATTTTTGGAGGTATCATTGATATGAGAAGAAGAAAGTTGAACAAGTCTCCAGTGCTAGGCTTCTGCGGATTTGTTATCGGTTACGAGTGCAAGGAAAAGGAAATAAAGCTGATGGAGTGCGATAAGGCGCAAGCAGATGCAATCATAGTTCCTCATCACTTTTCACACAAGGTAACGAAGAATAGTTGCTTGAATCTTTTGGTATTGTACAAAGGCAAGATTAGGGGTGCAATGCAAATAGGGTATGGAATCCGACCGCACATCAAGACTGAAAAGGGCGAAGTGTTGGATTACCATCAAGTGAGGGAATTTGACAGAATGTGGCTGTCTGATGATATGCCAAAGTTTAGCGAGACGATTTGCCTATCTCTCTTGCATAAGTATATTAGGGCAACACATAAGGAAATCAAGTACCTTATATCTTATGCCGATACGTCCATAGGTAACAAGGGAACTATATATAAAGCTGCAAACTATGAGCATATTGATACCATTAAGGCAGATTTCTATGTATTACCAAGTGGTGAGCGTGTGCATCCGGTTACTATGTGGCATCGGCACAAGACAAGAGCATGGGAGGTTCTAAAGGAACTATACCCAGGAATAAAAAAGGCAGAAGGGTTTCAACTTAAATTTCTGAAGAAGTTATGAAGAAAAGAAATAAATGTATTCCTTGTCATTTGCATCCAGATTCTGAGCATTGGTTTAGAAAAGGTCAATCTTGGAAGGCGAAGGTCGCTTATGAAAGCGAGGATGATGCTTGGGAGTTTCTGAATCAGAATCCGAAGTTACGGGCACAAGGTATGGCGGTGTATCGGTGTAGGATATGCAACAAATATCATATAGGGCACAAGAACAACAAATAAAAAATATAAACAGCAATGATAGTAATAAAAATCAAAACATGGAAAGACTGGAAGAAGGACTTTCTTGATTGGGTGCAAGAACCTCGACGCAAAACTTGCAAGGATTTTGTAGACTATATGGAGGCTTTGCAAAATCGTGTTCTCTACAAAATAATAGCCGATACTTGCGATAAATACGGCAATATGCGTGAGGGGCAAATCCAAGACATCACAGAAGCAGTCGAAAAATGCGTGGCTGAGTGTGCTAAAGAAGCACGCAAGTTAATCGATGAATGTCAGCCCGTAAAATTCTTCTAAGGCTGTAACTCTCATTACAAGCAACACAAACTCTACACAACAAGCGCAGTCAGCGTTATTTTAAAACATAAATAGTAGAAAATATGAAAAAAGAAGATAGACTTAAAATATATCGCAAATACGATGGTCATTGTGCTTATTGCGGCAAGAGTATAGAGTATAAGGATATGCAGGTTGACCATCTTGTTCCGAAGAATCGAGGGTGTTACTCTCGGTGGAGCGACAAGGCGGGAAAGTTTGTCGTATCCCATGGCGATGATTCCATGGAGAACTATATGCCATCTTGCAGGTCTTGTAATCTTCGTAAGCGTGATATGAGTTTGGAACAATTTCGCTCAGAGATTACTAGACAGGCTAAAGGATTGCTTAATGGTAAGGCTTCTTTCCAAGTAAAGATGTCGCTTGCTTATGGGTTAATCGAAGAGCACTTTGATAGACAAATTGAGTTCTACTTTGAGAAATTTAAATAGTTGAGAATATGAAGAAGTTTAAGAAGTCGATAGAGATTAGCACTGAGAATATTTCAGACGTTCTTCAAGTGCCAATTGTTACAAGTTTATACAAGACTAAGAATTTTAAAAACCCTTGTCTTGAAGGTCGTAGCGTTCCTTATGATACTATAGCACTGATGTATGTTCATATCGAAGGCTTTGATAGCGATTTTTGTATTAACCAAGGCTACATTCTCGCTCTTGACATTTGTGATACTTGGTATGCCTTTTCAAAAGCAGGGTGGGAAAAACATAAAAACGATGAGGTATGAAGAAGAAAGGATATTACGAATACGGAAACGGAATCTACCCTTTGAAACTTTGGGTACACATCGGTAAAGACTTGAAAGAGCTGATAGATTCATGTTTTGACAAGTGCAATGCTCCCGATAGTGATTACGGCGGCGTTACGTATTCCGATGCTGTCAGGAAGAGCGACAGAAGGCGCGGCGTTCTTGTCTCGTTTCCGTGTCAGAAGGTTATGTCGATGAACTATTGCTGCCATGAAGCTTCTCACGTCTGCGATGCCATCGAGGAATATACTGACTTGGAACACGGCGGCGAGCCCTCAGCCTACTTGATGGGTTGGATTGCGTCTTGCATCAACAATGCTCGTTTGGGCATTGGAGATTTCGTTGAAATTGTAGATAAGGAAGAAAAATAGCCCAAAGGCAAAATACCATTTGGTGTTTACCCCATCACTATATATAATAATGTAGTGGTGGGGATTTTTGTGTTAACGTCAGCAAATTATTTGTTTGTATTATTATAGTGTGTTAAAAGCTATAAGAAATACATTAAATAATTTGCATATTTCGAATATTCTTTGTATCTTTGCATCGTAATTAAGAAATAAAGGTTACTAATTAAAAATGGTGAGACACACCATAAAAACTGTAAGAAGAAAGTGGAAAAGTTTTTTGAAAACTTATCTGAAAAGTTTAATGATGCGGCTTTTGAGGCGCAACTTGATGATTTTACTTGCGAGTTTGATGCTATTAACAAACCTGCTGAAATCGTGGTGTCCGTTAAGAGTAGAAAGGTTATCCATTCATATGGAAATATTTCTTCTTATCCATATTATAATGTAGATAAGATTAATATCTATAATGAAGACGGAGAAGACGTTTCTTCAAAATATCCTTTGTTCTGCCAAAGAGTTAAGGATTGCGTGCCTTCTTATAAAGATGTAGAGAATGACTTGACGGAGGCAAATATGAGCGATACCGAGCTTTATTTCGGCTCAGAGGCTAATTATTTGCATTACAAGTATGGTAACTAAATGGTTTGGATATGGAGTACGAAAATAACTTTGTAGGTCTTTCATCTGTAACTAGTCACGCCCTTGAAATATTAAGGTATGAACTAGAGTATGGATGGACATTGGCTCTTATGCCAAATGATGTGTGGTACAACTAATTACTTTTAAAATTTCAAATTATGGCATATTATAATGTTAGTGTAGATGTATCGGATTTATTCGATGATATGCTCGTCCAAGCACAGAAGAGTTTTCTTATTGACAAGTTTTGTTCTTTAGCAACAGACCAGCAGATAGAGGTAGTAAGCGAAATGCTGGAGAACCTTAATGGCGATCAGACAGCTAAAGTTATAGAAGACGCTTTTGACAACTTGCATGAGCGAGCTCAAGAGCATGTAATCAACTATGTGAACGAATAAAGGCTATGATGTCCGACAAACAATATAGAGTTGCTCGCAAGGGTGTTGTCGAGCAACTTAAATTAGCTCAGAAACTTCATTGCAAGCACATGGAGCAGAAGTATAAAGAGGCTTTGGAGAAGTTAGAGAAACGCTTCTTAAAGCCGGATGCCGTGGAATGCTTCAATTTGGGCGCAAGGGTATCAAATAGTTATTATCATCTTTAAATGGTTAAGGTTATGGCTACAGTAAATTTTGAAATTGGAAATAAAGAGTTTGAGGTACGTTTCATACGAGAATCAGGTTATCCTCCAACAAAGAATGAACGTGGTTCTTCATTGGTTGAGTATGATGTAACTACATACAAAGATAATCAGCCAATGATAAAGAAGTTCAATCAAAAGAGGCGTGTTTATTTTGACCTTGAAGGTAATGTTTATAAGGATAAGCAGAGCAACAAGGTATGGTTCAATCTATATAAAGCAAGCTAATGGTTATGGGAACAAAAGTAGAAGTAAGAACTATTCCTTTGCATGGATTGTTTATTCATCGCAAGCAGGTTTGGCGGTCACTTGGTAAGCTTAGAGCTGAAAGCCATTCTACGAACAGCGCAAAAGGTGTTTATGAATGAGCATGATACCGAGGTATCAACTGAGAATGCTGATTTCATTGATGGCTTGAAAGTCACTCCTTATGATGGTGAGCTGCCAAAAATATCAAAAAACGTTGGTAGTATGAGTTACTACCAGTATTGTTTAACGCAAAAATTGGTTTAGTTATGGAAACTGAGATTAATATAGTGGAAATCCTAAAGGATAAGCCGCAAGGAACGAAGTTATATTCTTCCGCTTGTGGTAAATGCAGGTTAGAAGAAGTGGATGATAAAAGTTTCAAAATATCCTTCTATAATTCAAAGTTTGGTCTTATGAACGGTGGAGAAGGGTATCTTGATAAAAATGGCAAATTGTATGATGACGGAGAATGTGTTGTTTTTCCATCAAAGGAAATGCGTGATTGGTCTAAGTTCGCTTGGAAGAAGGGAGACGTGCTGGTAAGTAATGATGGTGGCAAAGAGGTTATCTTTGACAAATGGTACGATGATACCTATACCAATTTCTATGGTAGGCATTACCTTAATAGTGAAGGAAAAAATAATGTTAAGTATAATGAAACTTTCCTTTGTACAACTGAAAGATACGCTCTTGAAGATAAGAATGCTGCTAAGACTTACCTCAAAACCATTGAGGAACGTTTGGGTGGAAAACTTAATCTCGAAACTTGGGAAATAGAAAAGCCTAAGTTCAAGAATGGGGATATAGTAGCCCTTGTGGTACAAAAATGTACACATATTGCTATATTCCAATCGAGACAAGGAGCATATATAGGATTCCATGCAGTTCTTTGCCAGAATGATGAGCTTCTTCTAGAAGAACCATTCAGAGAAGATGTTGGAGATATTGAACTTCGCCTTGCTACGGACTCAGAGAAGCAGCAACTCTTTGATGCTCTAGCCAAAGAAGGCAAAGCTTGGGATGCTGAGAAGAAACAGATTGTGGATTTGTCAAAGAAGTGTGAGTTCAAGCCTATGGATTGGTGCTTGATGAGAGATATTCTTGGAGAAGAATGTTTTGCTTGGAGTCTCTGCCAGTTTGCATATCAACTTAAACGTGGAAAGTATGAAGCTGTAGGAGGTATGCGTTTTGATGAGTGCATCCCTTACAACGAGGAAACTGCACACCTTCTTGGCACAACTGATGAATGGAAAGGAGGTGAGGGATGAAAATTAAAATAATAGCATTATTTACGTCTTTCGCATTTATTAGTGTAGGATTAGGGTTAATATTCGGTTCTGTGGGCGCAGGTATGTTATCATTTGGCATAGCGTCAGCATGGGCTATATTTGTTATTGTAGGTACAGGTTATGATAGATGAAAAGAAAATAGAAGAGGCTGCACAAGCTATCTGTTTTGATGATAAGATGTCTTATGACAGTTATTGTAAAATAGAAGGCTTTAGAAAAGGTGCTGAGTGGGCTATCAACGAGTTTCTGAAGGACTTGTTTTATCCAGCTAGCGAAGTTCCACGTAATGACAACGGAAAGGTTCTTGCGTTCTCAAGAAAAGTCGGTTTTAGAAAGCTCTATGATATGAACGATGAACTTGATAAAACCACTTGCGATACATATCAAGAAATGTGGGAAGAGCAAGTCCATATGTTCAAATTGTCTGATTGGATATTCGTAGATGAGTTGTTTGATTTAATTATCAGGAGGTGAGTAATGATTAGAGACGAAGCAAAGATAATTGTAACACCAACTGGTGTATCACTTAAAGAAGCCTTGATTAAAGAAGTAGTTAAGGCACTCGATGAAGAAGCTTCCATCTATAAAATCCCAGAAGTAAAGCTTGGTGGCAACCCTCCTAGTGGCAAGGAAAGCCGTAGAACTAGGAGAATGTTAGAACTTAGAAAAAGAAAGGGTAGATTATGATAGACGATAAGAAAATAGAAGCTGCAAAGGAAGAAATCTATGAAGATAGATTTCTATTAAATGGTGAAGAAGTAGTCTTCGATAATGATGCTAAAGAGGAAATGTTCTACAAAGAGGACATCAAAGAAGCTATCGGGCTTGGTGCTAAGTGGGCTATCAATGAGTTTTTGAAGAACTTGTGGCATCCTGCTAGTGAAAAACCTCTACTACGAAGTGGAAAATGCTTAGTAGTATACAACGGTGGCACAATTGGTATATTTAAAATATCTTTTGTCTATGAAATGCTTTCTAATTATGGTAAAAATGGTATGGGCTGGAAATACTGGTGTTATGTATCCGATTTATTCCCAAAGCAAGGAGGTGAGTAATGAAAGAGCTTAAAGATTTGGTTGTTGGTGATGATGTACTAGTTACAAGTAGGTATTACAGACGTATCGCCAAAATTGATAAAGTGACAAAGACTCAAATTGTTGTTAATAACGCTAGATTTAGAAGAGATTCGGGCTGGCAATGTGGTAGCGATAGCTGGGATAGGAAAAGTATATCTATTCCTACAGAAAAGGAAATATCAGATGTTAAAGAAGAGAATCTTCGTAATACTCTCGTCTACGCTATCAGTTCTTTTGATTTCAAACGCTTATCAACAGATGAGTTAAAACAAGTGTACAGGATTGTAAAAGGCAAAGAATGAACGAGATTAAAGTAGGCGAAAGAGTAACTATTATTCTTGAAGCTGTTGAACATGACACTTGTGAAGGATGCTTCTTTAAAGGAGTGGCTGGCTATTGTGGCGCAGCTCCACTTGGATTGAAGTGTCTTCCTAAATATCGTTCAGACCACAAGAATGTAATCTTTAAAGAAGTAAAGGAGTAAAGCGTATGAGTGGATTGTTATCAATGATTGGAATAAAAACAGAAATAGATTATCAGATGAGTGATTTTCCTTTTTGTCTTCCACGTGTTAGATTTAATGTTCCGAAAGGCAATGTTCCTTCTGACAAGCAGAAGTGTCAGCCAAAGGCACAGCATGAGTTCACTATAAAAGGTATTAAGATTATGGCAGCATCTAAGAAAGATGCTATTAAGAAGTTTAATCATCTTAAAAAGTAAAGTATATGAATAAATTAGAATATATTCCAGGAGATATAGTAAAAATTGAATATGGAAAAGCTACTGGAAAAATAGGTTTCGTAACAATTAGTTTTTTAAGAAGAAAAGGTTACTATAGTCTTGTTGTATTTATTGGTAAAGGGTTTCAAGGTTCTTCTAAAGACGATTGGATTCAAACTTATAATGATGAGGTATCTCCGATTCCTATCACTACAGAGATTCTAGAAAAGAATGGATGGGTGAAAAAAGTGATGAGTAGAGGAGTAAAGAATAGTCATTTGGTATATACAAAGCCCGATATTGAAGAATATGGATATTTTCCTATCTACATAGAAAAAGGTATCGGTGATGAGTTTGATGTATAATACGGAAGTTTTCAATCTTACTCATAACACAAGATATTGGACTTTTGAAGATTGGAGAGAATTTTATCTTAAAAAAGCAAAGGAGGATAAACAATGAGTAAAGAAAAAGCAATAGTTCACATAAAGAATGTTTCCAAAATGATTGGCTCAAAAAGAATAAAATTAAGTGAAGGCATGACCATTCATATTCAAAACGAGTTAGTCTTAGCACTTAGAGAATTGGAGGATGAATAAGAAGCAATTTAAGTAAGTAATTATGAATAAAAAAGAGAAATCAATCAATAGTCACATTGATAAGGCTGTAGGCTATTCAGACAAGGCTCATGACGAGTTGCAAATTGCTCTGAATATAGCTTTAGAAGGAAAAGGGCTTAGTGACGAGGAAAAGGAACTTCTAAGCGTTGGATTTGCAACAGGAACAGAAGAAGCCGTAGAGCGTGTTGCCGATGGTAGTTGTAATGATGAATATATCAGTGCATGGGATAGCCCAATTAGAGACTGCCGAATATCTGAGGTATATCGCATGACAGGTGAGCAGATACGTGAATATTTTAATTTGTAACTATGGATAAGAAGAAAGTTAAAGAGCTGATAGAAGAAGCAAAACATTTAGCAATTTTACGCAAATATGAAAATAGACAGACATATTTGAATAATTGCATTTGTTGTTTGAAAGAAGCTTTGGAAGAACTCTCCAAGTCAGACTGGGTATCTGTTGAGGATGGGTTGCCTCCTTACGATGAAAGCGTTTTGGTAACAAATAAAGAAACTCCTAAAATTGTATTGAAGACAAGTAGAACTAAATGCAAAGGTTGGAATACAGATGAAAATGGATTTCTTTGTGCTATTGCGTTCAATATCACTCATTGGAAACCTATTGAAAAATTGGAGGATTAGCCTATGATTATAGAAGATATAATCAACGAAAAGTGTGTAACCTTTATGACTGAAGAGCCTATGGATAATATCCAATCTGCTGAGTACTTCAAGGAAAATATCCTACCAAATGAAGTAGAGATTACACACGATGATGGTAACTATTTTGAGGTTTCTGTTAATTGTAAATCATATAGTTGTGACGTATATGGCAATGGTGATTTTTATCACTCTATTGCCGAGTTTAAATTATTGGAGGATTAATTATGACAAAATTTAAAGTAGTTAGATATTGGGATACATATCCCGATAGAGTTATTGCAACTTGCGATACAGAGGAAGAGGCAGAAAAGATATGTAATGAATATCGTAGAAACCGCAAGCTTATGTATGACTATTTAGTTAGAAAGGAAAATGAGTAATGACTAGAGAAGAGTTAAGAAATAATTATGGAAATGAAATCTGTGAGTTATGCCACCGAGAGTATTATACTAGCAGGGTACTCCCAGAATCACTTTGCGAAGGTCAGTTTTGCGAAGAGGCAGAAGATTATTTCGCAGATGAACATAATATAAAATTGGAGGATTGATTATGAATCGTAAAGAAGCAGCAGAGTAATCGCCATTTATTAAGGCGTTTGGCGAAGGAAGGATTATCGAATTTTCTAGTATTACTGATGTAAGTAAGGCATGGAGAGAAGTTACAGATTTTCCTATTGGAATGATTAAAAATTTCAAGTTCCGCATCAAGCCAGCGCCAAAGTACAGACCTTTTGCCAATGCAGAAGAGTGCTGGGCAGAAATGCTCAAACACCAGCCGTTTGGTGTTGTTAAAGATAAGTACTTTGCTAATTATCAAACACATCGTGCATTTACATGCTTAGTTACTAATGGTTGTCACTTCCGTGGATATGAAGATGAGACATTTGAAAGTAGCTTTAAGAATTTGTTATTTGCCGATGGCACTCCATTTGGTATTAAAGTGGAGGAATAGCATATGATATTGTATCAGATTTGGTGTAAACGTACTTATGTTAGTGGCGGTTTCTGTGAAGGCGAAGATGAGCCAACACAACTAATATTTACTACATTAGATAAGGCACGTTCAAAAATACCAAAAGACCATTATAGTAAAGAAAATGGTTCACGTGAATACTACATTAAAAAGATTGAAATTGAATAAAAATGGAGGAATAGTTATGGTAATTTCAAGAAAGAAACAATTAAATTATGTTTTGAACCTTGATTATCCAATTATTGGTAATAAAGTTCAAATAGATTTGGATGATACAGATAGTATCACCTTTTCTCGCTTTGTATCAAAAAAGGCAGTAGTAATGTGTGCAAATAGGTTAGAGTATATTTTGGCTAACAACCCAGATAACTTTGACCTTGATATAGAGTTAAGCAATTTGCATGAAACCTTGCGATTTGCAGAGAAGAATCTTAAAGTCGCAGGTGGAATAGAAGAATGGAATGGGAATACAGCTATGGATAGATAAAGATAAAAATATCAACATTTTCTATAAAGCAACAACACATTCTTCGGAAGGTTTCATTCATATTTTTCCAAGTTGTTGGAGTTATTTCACTTGCGAAGATATTCTCGCAACAGACTGGGAGGAGGTGGAAGGATGAATGAGAAAGTATTGACCCTCACAGTCAGCAAGCAGTGGTTCGATATGATTGTGGCTGGCGAAAAGAAGGAAGAATATCGGACGATTAAAGGTTACTGGACAGTTCGACTTTATGATGTTTTTGCAAAAAATCCTACGAAGTATTTAATGGATAAAAAGATAAGCGGAGATATTGATTATCTAAAACTGATGATACGTTGTAACCATTTTATCGCAAAACAATATACCCACGTCCTCTTCATCAACGGCTACCGCAAGGATAGCCCACGAATTGAGAAGGAGATTGAGAGTATTACCATCGGGAAGCCTAAAAAAGGTCTTTGTCCCGACAAGTGGCTTGATACTGAGTTTTTTATTATTAAATTTAAGTGATATGAAAATAAAGAATTTACCAAAGAAGATTTATCTCAATATCTGTAGTAATGAAGATGAGGTAGATTACAATGAGCTGAACGGGGTAACGTTCAGTACAGAAAAGATTGGTGTTACCGATTGTGATACGGAAAACGTTCCTTACGTGAATGCTGCATCATTATGGCACGACCTAAAGGAAGAGAAGCCACCATTAAAAAAGTGGGTAATGTTCCGATATAGTGGAGGTGGCGTAAATCCTACGGCTCTTCATTATGGAGCAATGAGTGACGATATATGGGTTGTCACAAGAGGAGACGGAACACAGCGTATCGAAGTTCTGTATGAGTGCTACGATAAGATTGAGTGGTTTGATTTTGATGAACTAAAATAATATGGCGTTATGACAAACGAGGAATTTTTCAATGCGTATCGTGGGGAGCCTGTTTTTTATAAAGGTAATGATATTGGTGCATACGTTGCAGGGTATGTAGAGGAAAAGTATATCATCCTTGGGTTTTATGATGACAAAGGATGTATTCTTGTCTTTAATACAGATGTGAATGTAGATAAGGTATATGTATCATACCGATTCGCAAAGTTAAAGTATTTGGAAGTTGTAACACATTAGCAATATGGAAAAATATAAATATACAAATAAAGAGGAAAGACCCATTCCAAAATATAAGAATGGTGATATTGCTTGGTATATTGATGGATGGTTTGAAGCCCCACAACGCTGTATAGTAAAGGGATGCTGCAACGTATCTTGGTTCGAGGGGAATGAATTTAATTCTTCGGGTTGGTGGATAGATTATAGATACAAGCCCGACTATTGTGAACGAACTAAACAGCATACAATTAGAGAGGAATCACTTTTTGATACCGAGCAAGAGGCTCTAATTGCATTGTTCGAGGAATTTAAAGATAAAGTAAAACGTAAATTAGAGTTTTTTAATAAAGAGTCAAAAAAGCTTGGTATTAAACAAGAGTTGCGATTGCTTTAAAAAGGGTAGGGGAAGTTATTCTTCCCCTATCTCTTTTAAACCCAAATCTATTAATAGCTTATCCAATATCTCATTCACGTCATTACGGAAACTTCGGTAAGTAACATAATAGAAACTGATGTTTTTGTAATCATGGCTTACATTAGAACATGTACACCCCAAAACCTTAGCGATTTTTTCTCTTAACCCTCTTCTCATCTTAGAACCGCCAAGGGCACTAGGAGAATAAAGATAAAGAATAACAAAGATAAATTGCTTGCGTACCATTGTGGAATTTCGTCCGGCATGATAGCTCATAAACTTATCGTAAATATTGCCTACTTGCGATAAATCTTGCATCAATGGAATGGAAAGACTTATTTCTTCCTTGGATAAGATGGCCTTAGTTTCTCTAATCCATTTTATGCGTTCCATGATTTTCTTTAGATTCATTTCAATGTCTGGTTCTTTCATTCTTTTCTGTTTTTAGTTCAACATTTCATAGACGAAGTTAACCTCGTCTGCATCTATTTGTTTTCTAAACATTTCTATGTCGGAAACTACCAACGAGCAGTGTTCAAACGAACTCTGCCCATTGATAACTTTTTCTATTCTTGTTATTCGGTATCTCATTTTATTTCGATAAGCGTTAAAATACAATACCCCAATAAATCTTTATAGCTGTCTAGGACAGGCTCTTCTTTAGCATCCTCGTTCAAAGTCAGCAAAGAGCAAATACGATTAATCTTCTCTTGCAAATGACCGAATGCATACGGATAACCATCTTTAGCAAAACATTCAGAAAATGCGTTTCCATACCGCTTATTTTTGGTTTTGAACAATTCGATTTGCGACTCGATGATGTCGTTATAATCTGAAACAATATACCAAGAGAGCGTAAGCAAGGCTTCCATCGCCATTACACTGATATGGCTTCGTAAGGTTTCTTTGTCTTCAGAAGATGCTCGTATCTCATACATAAGACGAAGGAAATTGGCTGCGCTTGAAAATAATCCGAGCTTTCCGAAGTCCTCCCTTAGAGATGATACGAAAGCGGCATTATCCTTGCATTCAATCATGTCTGCCAAACGCTTAATCACAAAGATATACTTGTTAGCATATTCGTAACACCCATTGTTATTTTGTTCCACCATGTCCGTATCCTCCTCCACGATTATTTTCCATATTCAACTCTCCAAGTATGCAATCTGGATTTTCTACCTTACGGAATGCACCCTGGCAAATACGAGTACCTTTCTTGACTACGAAAACATAATATTCGTAATCTGAATCTAGTTTAAATTTGCTATCCTTTGTCGGCATATAACGGTCGGAATTAACTCTATAAAGCGCACCAATATCGTCCCTATAGTCTTCATCGACCAGACCTAGACAAATATCAATATCCGCTCTAACATTAGTCATGTAACCAACTTGTGTTTCGTTCTTGCCAATAAAGGCCACATCAACTTGCATACCTTTGTCGGTAAAGCCGGAACGTGAACGAATATCCAAGCCAACATCTTTAGGAAGTTCAATTCCTAAATGTAGGTTGATGTGACCTCTACCCATTTTCACCCAAGGCATATTCAATACTACATCTTGTGGGCAGTAAAAATCAACTGCCGCTGCATTACCTTCCTTATAAGGAACACTACCACCTCGCAAGTCAAGTACATAAGCCTTGCCTTGTGCAACTAACTTTTTTATTAACTCCTTATCCATTGTATATAAAGCCTAAATCATTTAAAGTTCTACAATTCTTAACCAGTCCTTTTGCCCATAAATTGCGCAACTCAGGTAACGGGTCTTTTCCGTACCTATTCTTTATGGTTGCTAAGGTCAAGATTTCCGGTTTAATATGTTTATCTCTTTTCTGTTGCCTTAGCTCCTTCAGAATATTCTCTAAGTCCTCCATTGACGAAATTCTCCATTGTTATATTGTCAACCCCAAATTTATCAGCAAGATCATCGTTCCCAATAATCAGCCAATTAGATTTGTCTTTGAGAAACTCTATACTCTCGGTGCTTTTTGCAGCATCAACAAAAGTATCATCAATATTATCAGTAGAGCAATATGGAACTACCGCATTAACTGTATACATAGCAATTTCGTATGAAATAACCGATACCATTTTCTTGAATGTTATATCGCTTGAATACATTACTTGGTTCTTGTCATATCCTAAGATGTTGACACGGACTATATTATTATCAGCTTGCAACGCTCTAAAGAAATCGTGCTTTAGCTGAAAATCCGTAATATCTACAGGATGCTCGTTACCCGATGGAATACTTATAATATCCAACAGGCTTACAAAAATAACTTTTTTATTCATTGTCTTCATCTGTTAATAATTTATCTATTGTTTTTTCTAATTCGTTTAATCTTAGAGTATAATCCTCTTCGTAAACGCATGTCAATGTAGAAATAAAGAACTTATCATTATCTGTTCTCAATTCAATCTCCATGTATTCCTCGTAATAGCTATCATATTTAATAACTATCGAAAAGGAGTTCATGTAATCTGGGTTAAACCTCCTCTGCAAAGCTTGTGCTCTCGTAAACGCATCATTGAATTCGTTTGTCATGGTTCAATCTTTTGTGTAAGCATTTCTCTGTTCTTTGCCATTGCATCATGGAAGCCTATATCGTATCTGTCGGTCTGCTCCAGCTCATAGTTCCGCTTTATAAGCTCACTTGTTTGGTACGAACTCTTTGCTAGTTGAATTTTAAAATAGATAAACTCAACAAACATAGCCATAAAGCAGATGGCAAAGCCTATTATTACTGCTGCCTTTGTATTCTCCTTACTGAACCTTACAATACATTTAGCAAGCCAACATGTTGTACTAACTATGCCTACAAGCACAAGGTAAGGAATTCGTAAAAGAACCTTGCATAACATACCCATAGTACTCTTCGTATAAGATGCGAAATCCGTACTCGTAAAAACTAACTTTAACTTCTTCATATTTTAGCCTATTTAATGTTTATCAAAAGTCTTTTGTTAACGAACCACAACAAATCAATACCATTCATCATGCAATATCCGCAAAGCATGCCAATCAAGATTATTATCTTCTTGAACACTCGGTAATGTGTCATTTCAATCTTCAGCATAGACATCATCAAGTCTTCAAAGGAACGGTCTCTCATTGAATCTGGGTCTAGCCTCAACGATTTGACATTCATCTTGTACTTATTGGCCATTGAGAATAATATAATAGCAAACTCTGCTAATTTGTCCTCTAGAGTTCCGGCAACGAGTTTAGAATATATTTCTATCGTACCACGTCCATTAACATTTTCATATTCCCAACGTTTGGCGTTGAAACGACCTTCGTATTTGCGCATTTCTACAATAGCGTCAATTACGTTGAATGTTTCTGCTCTTTGGGTCTGGCTAGCAACATCAAAGTTGCAAGCCTCTATAATCTGTTCTATTTCTGCTATCTCCATTTTATACTATTGAATCTAAGTCAAAATCATTAGAAGGAATGAAAGCCACATGGTCTTTCTCCCTTGTCATCGTTTTCTCTCCTGTTCGCACGCAATTAATTTGCTTGGGATTTTTATGTCGTACCACAAATGTTCCAAAGCTGCGTATCATAACACGGTCTCTGTTGCGCAACGATTGCTTTGTGAGGTCTATGAAATAATTCACAATGGCTTGAACATCATCCTTGCGGAACTTTTTGCCATTTACATCTCTAAGGTTCTTAATGATTGCCTTGACAATTTCTTCTTTCTTCATATTCTCTAAGTTTTTTATTCCCTAAACTTTTAATCAAGTCGTATGGGTCTATACCATATTTCTTAACGAAACATTCTCTTAGCTTGCATATAGCCTTAAAATCTGCATTTGTTGTATTCTTGACTATCATATAAGCTGAGTCTAATCTAACATCAGCTTTAGAAGCTTTTACCCGAAAAATCTTGTTGCCTTTCTCGTCTTCGATAAGTTCTATATTAACTTCCTCGCCCTTAGCTTTTTTTCTTGCCGCCCATTCTTCATAAGTGATGGCATTTTGCTTGATAGCCTCATCTTCTTTAGCCTCTTTCTCTTTCTGTATATTTGCCTCTACTGCTTTTATGGCATCTATACGATGGGAACAGAAAGTATTCAAGCTCTTTGTTATAACTTGCGGATTTGGCTTCTTGTAGAATTTCTCAAACTTTCCGGCAATAAACATCTTGAAGAAAGTAATCAGCTCGTTCAGATTAAGGAAATAATACTCATCCTTTATAGCATTTGCAGTCATTATCTTGATATTGTCAGTAGCCTCATTATTTACAAAGCCACAAATACCATAGACATCAGAAACCCATGCTACAAGCCATGTTATTGCACTTCCTTCTCCATAACACAAGTCAAGATAGGTAAGTGTTGGTGCGTTGCTTTTAAAAGCTTTCCCGATTGGCATCTTACTACCTACTTGGCTTGATGGAGAGAAAGACATTAGAACGTTATCGAATGTTCCGTACTCATTGAATATTCGTTGCTTTTCTCTGTTGATTGAGACGCTGCACGAGGTCGGCTGATTCTTGGTAATAGCCTTGCTCTGCGTCTTTATTAGTCCCTTGCTTTCTATCATCATAATTTCCTTCCAATACTTTAACAAAATTATTTGGTCTCATAATCCAATCAAAACTCGCCATCCATCCATTACTACCATTAAGGAATGAAGATGCTGCCGCCTTGTCAATCATCAACTTCATCTGCTCACTCCCATATTCTTTAAGCCGTGAATTAATCATTGACTTTCTCTTCGATGTCAGGGCATGAACTAGAGGCATTCCTCTTCCAGCGATAACCTTATTGAAATATTCGCAAACCTTTTTTGCTTTATCATCCACTTGTTGTACACTAGGGACGTTATTCAATGCTATTCGTTCAGGTTCATTCTTGTGTGGTTTAGATTCTTCGCCTTCAGCAAATTCTATGTTGTCTTCATGCTTCCAAATAAAGACTTTTCCGTTTCCGATAGATAACATTTGTTTCTCAAATAGCCCATCAATAGCTTTTTTTGTCTTTGCTACCGACATACCTATCTTATTCGATAATTCCTTGTTGCTCCCATATACATATCCGTCTTTGTCAGCATTAAATGACAGACGGACGAAAGCGACCAATTCATCTGCATCCAAGCTACATGCTTTTTCGTCTAATTTTACTACCATATCTTAAAAAAATGCATTTGTTAATTGTTTATTTCCACTCATTATTACCCACTTTCCTTTGCCGTTTTGGTCTAGCAATTTCAAGTCTTCAACTTTTCCGAACCTCTCATAAGTACCACAGAGGTCAACAAACCAAGGTTGTTTCCCTTTTGATAGTCTAAGAAGTCTTCCTACGACTTGATAATATTGCGCTAATGAACGTGTTGGCTTTGCATACACTACAGTATCTAACTCCGGATAATCAAAGCCTACGACCAAGATTTGGCTATTTACCAATACCTTAGTCTGCCCATTGCGGAATCGCTCGATGATAGCCTCACGCTCTTTAGGTGGTGTCTCTCCGCAGACCATTTCGCAATTAGGTATGGAATAGGTCAGCATCTGAGCTTCTTTAACGAACTTAGTAAAAACCAAGATACCTTTACGTTGTCCACCTCGCTTCGGATTAAGCAATCTTTTGACAACATTAACTAGCCATCCGTACAAATCTACACGTTCATATTCTTGTTTGACACTTTGGTCAGTGTAATCACGGCAAGTTGAATTGAGCTGCAAGTTTCCTTAGTTCCATTGTGGTGGTGGGCATGTGTAATAGTTCGGAAGACAGATATATCCGTTTTTTGCCATATCCTCAACTTGAACATAGTAGATAAGCTCCTTGAAAATCTTGTCTCTACTTCTTGTCAGAAACTTCAGTATGCTACCATAGTTCTGATAGGAATACAGACGGAATGGTGTTGCGGTTAGACCTATGACCTTGCTCTTTAGTTTATCAAGAAACTCCTTATACATGCCGGATTCAGGTTTCACTAAATGAACCTCATCAATCAATATGTATTTGAAGTCAGTAAATAATTCGGGATGTCCTTTCACGCTACCAATTGTAGCAAAAGTAACATCGCTGATTTCTTTTGATTTAAAGCTAGCGGAATAGATGCTGGCATTATCAAATCCATAAGAACAATACTTCTTGTAGTTTTGTTCCAAAATTTCCTTAGTAGGAGAGAACACAAGCACTTTATCCTTGAGCCTAGCAGCTATATCTGCCAAAATCAATGATTTGCCCGATGCAGTAGGGAGCACTTCCAGAGCGTTCCAATTTTTCTTTTCATCCAAGAAAAACTCAACTGCCTTCTTGCTTGCTTCTTCTTGATATGGTCTTAATTTAAACTTCATTTCACAAATAATATGAAATCACTTTTGTTACTATATAGGAATACACAAGTCTTATGCATAACAAAAGCCAATAGAAAAATGACCTTACAGTTTTTATGGTGTGTCTCACCAAGACGATTGCAAAGGTACGAAGAATAATTTAATAATGCAAATAAATTAGTGTCTATAATTGCGACTATAACATTATTTAAACCTTATTAATTGCCTTTTTCTTCATTCATTTTCAGAATTAGAGCCGCATAGTATTTATAGAGTTCCTGTAATTCAAACACCGACCAATTCTTTGCTTGATGCTTCATTACTTCCAGTAAATCGACTTGTTGTTCTCCGAGCCGCTTTACTTCTTCCATATCTAAAGGAACGTGAGGATGCTTTTGCAAATAAGCCAATCTTCCAAGCTTCATTACTAAATTCTTTCTATAACCGATAAGATGGTCAGAAGAGAATCTGTTGCATCGTTTGCATTCCGCATTCTGATTACGTGTATCAAAGCGCAAACTCATATGAGTTCGTCCGCAATAATGCCCATTGTCGGCTTGGTCGATTGGCAATATTCGTCCACAACTGATACATCTGAAGTACTTGTAGTGAAACTCTCTAGAGTCTCTCATGCGGATATAAACCGACATAAGCCTATCTAGCTTGTCAACCCACTTTTGCTTCTCGCTCCTTTGGTGTTTAGGCTTCTTTCCTCCTTTGTTAAATCTATCATAATATCCCATAATCTTTATCCTTTATCAAACCAAAAATCATAGTTGCTGCTGTGGGGGTCGAACCCACAACCTTTTTCCGATTTGGGCGGACGTTCTACCATTGAACTAAGCAGCACCACCCCATAGGGGGATTTCAAACTAATTAAATAATAAGAAAAATGAAAAGCCTTACTCCTTTGGTTTACCCATATGCAAGAAAACATCCATGATTGATGTTTCCTTAAGGCTTGTAATATTGTAATCAATCATAGTCTTACCCATAATCTCATCTACATTCTTACGAGCCTTCTCAATGGTATCACCCTGCACAAGATAACGAACCTTGGCCTTCCTCTCCTTGCCAGATTTTTCGTCAATAGTAATCATGTTAATACTGCAATCGTAGTATTTATCCTCACTATCTACCTCTGAAAGGAACAACTCAGAGAAACCTGCTTTCTTCATAGTGACAATCTCCATATCACCATTTGTGTATACCGCCATTTCTTCTGTAGTCTTAGCCTCGCATTCTGACCATGACAAGGCATCTACAACATATTGCTCTGTAGTTTTAGCGTTCGTTCCGTCTTCTAGAGTTTTCTCATAACGAACACCTACGATAAAATACTTTCCTGTTAATGATTTCATATTCTTTCTTTTTATGTTAGAGAATGTGGTATCGGTGAGGCTTGAACTCACGACCTAATGTTTAGGAAACATTTGCTCTATCCAACTGAGCTACGACACCAAGCATCCTATAAAAACTCTTTATTTAATTCTGCTTGCCTCTCCACCTGCGTCTGCCATACCATATAAGCATGGTCTTGTGGAGTAGGTATGTATAATCCTCTTTCCATAGAGCAATGATGAAGCCATCGGTCTATACATAAAGACATTTCTTCTTTGTCAAGGTCTGGTATGTGCCTCCAATATTGGAAGGCCTTGCCTTGTTTATTCTCACGCTCCCTAAGAAAAACATCCTTATTTACACGTTTGAACTCTTGTTCGATATAGTCCTTAGTATATCCTTCTTCGATAGCTACGTAAGTGATTGTTACCCACAGATAAGCATTCTGCTGGATTGTCCTAGATTGTTGCCTCTCTTTAAGGTCAACAACAAAGAACTTCTCATTATAATAATCACCTTGTAGTTTCTTGGCTTTGGTTATCATAGCCCTGGTTCGTTCCTCGAACTTTTCAAGCTCGACCGGATTCAACATATTATATACCATCTTTCTTTAATGAAAGGTGGAGAAAATTAATTCTCCACCATAATAAGTTTAAAATGGCGCATCAGATGTGTTAGTGCCACTCGGCTGTGCTGGTGGAATTGGTGCTGAACCTGCGGCTGGAGCTTGTGGTGGAAAAGGATTATTAGCAGCAGCTTGCATGCCACCTTGTGGCGCATTGTTCTGTGCTTCAATCTTTTGCATCTTGTAGCCACGAACAGATGTAAACCAGTCTGTTGTGCCATCCTTCTTTGTTCCTTGATATGATTCAACGTCAAAGAATACTTCAGCAATATCCCCGACATTAAAACCATCCGGTACATGTACATTCTTACCACTGAATTCAAAGATGATGCGCTTTTCGTAGCCACGTTCACCTGTCAAACCATCGAAACGTGTTGCATCAAGCATCAAACGTCTCTTTTCAAATGGTTCTTTACCTTGTCTCTGAATAGACTGAATGCCTTCGATAGCAACAATCTTACCTTTATAACTATTAGCCATAACTTAAAATATTTAATAAAACAATAAATTATCCAACTCTGTTCAAGGTCAAACTAGGCTTTACCTTAGTTACCTTTTTATACTTTTTCAATAGATGGTTGTAAGCTTCTTCGTCATCCGCATCAAAAGCCTTCGTATCTAACGTAACCCTCTCAGAAGCAGACTTCAAGGAATAAGTGTAAATTGAAGTTTTATAAGATGTGAGGTTGTCATTTGACATACCATCAAAGATAGCTGCCTTCAACTCCTTTTCCTGTTCTTGCAATTTAGCAATGCGCTCTTGAACGTCCCTGAGTGCGATTTCGTTATCTATAATGTAATAAGGTGTTTTTGTATCATCATTATACAAACGACCTTCTTTCTCGCATCGGAACAATTCTTTAACATCACTAGCAGGTCTTGGCTTGCCTAATGGGATGAGTTTACAGATTGTTCCACGCTTCTCGTCATCACGCAACCACATACAACATATACGTGTAACCTTCAGATGAGGATTCAATGTTTCGAAACCGAACTTATACATCGAGTTCTGCCAACGCACATACTCCTTATTAACGGAATAAGTACCCTTAATATCCCAAATCTCAACCTCATCGTCTGGTGCATCATCCTTGTGCATCACCAAGTCGATTGCACTTGCATGGTCTTCTCCGATTCGAAGGACATATTCGCTACCTATAATCTCATATCCATTCTTCTTGATATAAGCGACAAAATCCTTGACACTCTCTGAGGCTGGCTCAATACCCAATGAAGCAAACAACTCTACCTGCTCATGGATAATAGTGCCTTTTTCGGCAGCTTTCTTCAATACCTCTTCGCTTACGTTAGAGTACATATTGGGAAATACATACTGATGAAGCATACCTGTAATGCCACTTAATTCACGACCATCATAAAAGTATTGATGTGTGGAGTCCTCATAAAGAACTCCACTGTTATTCAATTGTATCATACTAATCTTGATTTAAATTGTGTCAACTTAGCTAAGAACTCTGCATTCTTTTGATATTCGGGATAAGCATCATAAACTGCTTTTAAATCCTTCTTGCTCTGTGCGAGTTCCATCTTTCGTAATGCACATTTGCGTTTAAACTCTTCGGACTTCTGAAGGTCTGGGAATCCGTTCCAAACTCTATCTACGTCCTCCCAAATTTGAGCCTGTTGCAATTGTGGATAAGCATATTGTTTTTGCTCATTAAGATTTTCGTCTTTTTCTTCCTCGCTCTTTGGGGCTGGTTCAGAGTAACCATATACTTCTTTCTGCTCATTCATCCATTCAAGAACTTCTTGTTCTGTCATGCCGCAATACCAACGCACAATGTTATTCTCATCTTGAATAATAAGTTTGGCAATACATCTGTTTGTATAACCTACATATCCTACATGGAAAATTGTCTTCAACTTTCCGCTTTGAGAATATTCGGTTTTTCGGTTGAGGTTGATGAATATCTTTTTGGGAGCAGTATACAATTCTCGACCGATACCTAAACAAGAGCATGCACGCTTGAAAGAATCACTTGCTTGACCTTTAACGGCTTCAGTGTTACTTGGCGTACCAACATCTTGCTTATCTATCCAACCGATGCCTTCTTTATAAACGGAAACCGTACAAAAGAGGTTCTGACCGATAAGCTCATGTTTACGTTTCCAACCATAGATGCCGAACTTCTCATCTAATCGTCTCATGTCACATCTTGCGTCCTTGTAAAGCAACAAGGAACACCAGTCCGGTGACTTCTGATTACCACCTTGACCGACACGGACTTCTATCTCATCCGCATCAAGGAGGCGAAACTCATAATCCTTAATTTCTTCGCTCTGCCCTTCTACAGGCTTCGCTGCCTTATTCTCTGCCATAGTCGTATATTTTAAATAATCATTTTCTTTATCTGACAAGAAACAACAAGTTCATTGATTTCTTTGAGAGAATAATATCTAGGTGAGTTCTTACTATCACCTACATATTCTTTCATTAACCTATTCTTGACCCATTTGTCAATCATCTGCTTTTCGAATCCTTTTGATGCGAGATAGCATTCGGCATCCTTTCTGCGTATCCTGTCGGAACGCAACCCCATTTCAAATTGGGCATCCATCCGTCCCGCTTGAAATGCGACTGATACTAATTGCTTAATCTCGCTTAATGACATATTCTTTCTACAGTTTTTATGGTGTGTCTCACCTTTTTATGTAATATTACAAAAAATATATTAAATTTCTTGCAAGTTACGATATATTTATGTATATTTGCAACATATTTAATGTTTTCGAGTGCAAAGATAAGAAAAGTATTGCAAACATGCAAATAAAATAGTGCTTAAATATACTATATTAACCTTTATTATCTTTAAGCTCTAAATGTTTACATAAATTAAGTTACACATGCGCTTACTGCGTATTAAATTTTAGGTTATGAATAGTGCATACGAAAGACTGAAGGCTGTAATCATTGCTTTGGGTTACACTTCAAATGAAAAATTCGAGGATACCGTTGGCTTAGGACATGGCTTCGTCAGCCGTATAACTAATCGTGTATCTTCCAAAAGCTTGCAAGCTATAACGAGAAAATTTCCGCAGGTAAATCCAAGTTATATTAGGACGGGAATGGGGGAAATGTTCATCTCTTCACCTATAAAGGTAAGCGAAAACGAAAACGCAAAGACTAGACTGCGTGAGTATCTTAAATATAAAGGAATTACCAAACGAGAATTTTGCGACAAAGCTGACGTGGCCTCTAACTTTCCTATCATAGGGAAGAATGGTGTATTCACGGCAAGAGTATCTTATAGAGTGAATTCTAAATTCCCAGATCTTAATATGGATTGGCTAGCTAATGGAGCTGGCGAAATGTTGCAGCCGGAGGCTAATATTGAGAAATTCAACAACTACAAAAGCAGAATAGCGCCATTCTGTACAGAGATGGGAATTAGTACTACATTCTTCTTGCGAAAATGTAAGAGCTATACCAGTGCAATTAGCAGATTGCCGGATATGCCTAGCGAGACTTTCTTGAAGAATATCTCTTTGGCTTACCCTCAGCTAAATCTGAATTGGCTTAAGACCGGAGAAGGAAAGATGTTTAACGATGACATCAAATCGAATATCAATTCAAGCGTCAGCTTTGTTCCTCTTGTTCCACAGATGGCTTATGCTGGTTATCTCAGCGGATATGCAGATGATGTATATATATCATCGCTCCCAACAATCCCTATTGTAAAGGAAGATAAAGAAAAGTACGTAGCATTCGAGGTAAGCGGTGATTCTATGGATGATGGCTCGTCTAGAGCTTATCAGAATGGAGACATCGTTATATGTAAAGTCTGCCCTGACTACATGGTAAAGAGCAATGGACTTCATATAGACGGAAAGGAATATATCATAGTTCATAAAGAAGGTATTCTATTGAAGCGTATCATTGACTTGGATATGGATAATGGAAAGCTTATATTGCGTTCCTTTAATCCTACCTATCGTGATTTAGAGTTGGATTTAGCAGATGTAAAGCAGCTCTTAGTTGTGGAATATCAGCAGAAAAGGAAATGATAATGTAAAGTATATTTGTATGTTCTGTGGAGTAGGCTTGCATAAAATGTCGCAAAACTGCCGCAAAATGATTATTCGCCTATAGCGTAAGTTGCTATTGTTTAGGCATTTTATTGGTGTTCCGTATAACAGCCTTCTAAGCTGTGGGTCTTGGGTTCGAACCCCAACGGAATCACGATAAAAATAAACAAGAAATGGTGAAATAATCGTATAGGTTGTTTCACCATTTTTCTTTATAAATGGCTATGAAATAGGTGTTTATGGACGTAAAATGAATTTTTGCTTATGAAACAGAAACGATTTATTAGAAGATTTTAAAACTTCACAAGTAGGCTCTAAGTACTACAAGTAAAGTGTAAAATTGTCGCAAAATTGCCGCATTTTCCGCAAAATTGCCGCAAAATATTGTAAATTTAAAGGAAAAATATTATGGCTACAATAACATACGAGCTTGGAAAACCAAAGCAAGACAAAACAAGAAAGGTGTCTATTGTTCTTTCTCATAAGGGACAGAGAAAAAGATTTCCTACCAATATAGTTGTTTCCGACTCAGACTTGTCTAGAGCCGGAAAGATTTCTTCACGTAAGATATTGAAGACGATTGAAGATAAAATGAATATTATGAAGGATGCACTCTATGACTTAGAGGTAGACTTGCTAGGTAAAGATGTGGATATTGATTGGATATGTGAACATTTGATTGATATAGGCAAAAAGACAGAGGATTTAGACTTCTTTTCCTTTACCGAAGATTGGGTTGAGAAATCCGATAATAAGGGAAAGAAGAATTATCTGATTATGCTCAATTCCCTTGCACGCTATAATGGTTGCCGTAAGCTGCCGTTTTCTCTCATAGACTACAGATTCCTTAACGGATATAAGAAATTCCTAGATGGTCATCCTAGGGCACAATCCTTATACTTGGGCAATATGCGGCATATCTTCAACGAAGCTATCAAAGAATATAATACGAATGGAAATGATATTATCCGAAGTAATCCTTTTGATAAATTCACCGTTCCGAGGGATATTCCACAGACAAAAGATAGGGTAATCAGTGAAGAGAACCTTGTAAGAGTATTTAATTTCAAGGGGACTAGACGTGTAGGTATGGCAAGGGATTGTTATGTACTCTCGTTCTTTCTGATGGGAATGAATTCTGTTGATATATATGAATGTGTCAGCTATAATAAGGGCGTACTTGCCTACGATAGAGCTAAAACTAGAGATAGGAGAAATGATAATGCCCACATAGAAATTGTCGTACCTGACATCATCAAACCTTTGTTCCGGAAACATAAGGGAACAACAAGGGTCTTTGATTTCTATCAGAAATATAGCAATGCAGCCAATTTCAATAAGCATATAAATAAGGGATTGCATTTCATAGCTGACGAACTGGGTATTCCTCGTTTCGATTTCTATTCAGCCCGTCATACTTGGGCATCTATAGCAAGAAATAAACTAGGTATTGATAAGTATACCATTCACGAAGCCCTCAATCACGTTTCGCAATTAGATGTTACTGATATTTACATTCAAAAGGACTTTACGAATATCAATAAGGCAAATGAAAAGGTAGTGGAATATGTTATGAAAATGATAGGAGAGGCAAAGAACGATGTTTGAATTTTGAAGAAAGGGGGTGGCCTATTCTTCCCCCTCTTTCTTATCATTATCCTTTTTGTCCATTTTTGCACCTGTAGCTTTCATAATAGCCTTCAGAGCATCTTCGAAGTTCAAGGAATCCTTACCACCATTAGGGTGTTTCTCCCACCAGTCAGGGTCAACCCAACGCATAGCCTTGTCATACCAAGTTTGGTCGATGGATGTTTTCTTGCCATCTTGACTGATTAACAGATACCCACCTTGCCCATCGCTAGCTATTCGCTGAACTTGTTCAAGGTTGACCCACGTCTTTTGTTTTTCGCTATATACCCACATATATTATATGATTTAAATTATTTTTTATTCCTATTGTGCAAAAATACAGCAAAGTCTTAAAAATACCAAATAAAACCTATTTGCATGTTTCAAGTTTGACCAAATGTGAGTTATTTTGTGTACCTTTGCAGAAAATTCTTAAAATATGATACAAAGATTTACGGAAATGTACTACGATGATGCGGTGCGCTTCGCTCAGTACATACAGGCTACCGAGGGTGGCGAAATAGAACTTGTAAAAGAGGATGCCGATGGCTTTCCTCTTCCCCCTAAGCATAAGATATTTGGTAACATGGTTAATTGTCTGAAGGTAAGGAACTTTGAAATTGCTTATTTAGAGCAAAGAAGAAACCCCGATGATGACAAGAAACATCGTAATCGAAATCTCTATCGCTATATAATGGGGCAGAAGATTAAAGAGGTTAGAGAACTTAGTGGTATAACATTGGAGGAGCTGGCAGAAAAGTCCGGTTATAAGCCTAACAACATTCGTAATATTGAGATGGGGCGTTTTAATGCCGATATTGATACGTTATGTAATATTGTTGAGGCTATGGATGCCCATTTTGAGGTAATGAAGGATTAAAAGTTCTTTCGATATATGAAATATGTTTAAATACAGAAATAAAAGCATTAAAAAACTTGCAAAATTAAGGTGTTATTCTTATCTTTGCAACGTAATATAAAAAGGTGAGACACACCGAAACAACTGTATCGGATTATGAATAAAGCATATTTGATTTTCAGCAAGAACACAAGCATTCAAGAATGTTGTACTTGGTTTCGTTATCGTGACGAAGCTTTAAGATACAATAAAGAACATTTTGAGAACGTGTTTAAGGTACTGCCACATGAGTTTGATTCTTTGAAAGATGTTGACCCTTGCGAGCCGACAGAGTTCACGAAGTCTTCAAGATGCGAGCATTGCTGGAGAAAGATTAAGAATGATTATCTAAAACATATAGGAGATATGAATATGAAGAAAGAAGAAAATTTTGACCCACATGTTATTGATGACAGCGAGTTTGAAGAAGTTAGAAAGTCGTTTGAAGAGAAGTTTGGCGGAAAGAAATAGTATTTCACAATTAGCCAAAAGTGAGTTTAATAACCCGAACGCATTTGTTAGGATGAAAGAATTATGCTATCTTTGCATTGCGTTCCTTGAAATAATTAATTATGAGTAATAACAAAGAAGATTTTGATGCACAGGTAAGCGCATTTAAAGAGAAGTATCCCGATTTCAAGCCAGCCAAGGCTATTGAGGTTCTTAACTTGATTATGACAAGAAAGAATGCCAAGGAGATTCTTGAAGGAAAGAAGAAAGTAGAGTATCGAGCCTATACAGACCATTATATTGGTCGTTTGTTCGACAAGGATGTTTTGGAGTTCCTTAAGAAGCATGGTGAAGAAGAGGATGTTATCAAAGCGCAGGAGGATGGTATTGTTGACCCTTTGCGTGTAGTAAAGACAATCCACTTCCATGATTATAACAATTCGTGGTATCTCGATTGTGATGTATTGGTAAATGATACTTGTATCGTTATGAAAGAAGATATTGATTTTCTTCACGAAAAGTATGATAGCCATGATTTGGATGAAATGTACGAAGCATTGGAGCTTAAAAAGGAAAAAGAACGTCCTTTGTTTTTCTTCTTTGTTGTTGACAAGGTGACAGAAACGACTCTAAAGTAGGTGGGCGTAAGTCCACCGAGCCTAGATAATTCCCCAAGGGGAGTAGTTTATGATTCGTGGACTTAAAACGTTACAACTATGTCAGAGGCATCAAGAGGTTATCGTTATTCTCAATGGAGAGCGGTAACAAATCGTACAACTGGTCTTAGGGCTGGTGAAAGACGTGAACGTGGCAGAAATGTTGAGTACCGAAACACAGGCGCACAGGGAACTACTTATGGTGGTGCTATGCGTACTTTGGCAGCACGTACCGCAGCTAACAATGTCACAGAACGTGTAAACCGCAGACTTAGAAGAGGTTAAAAGTCAAAAGGGGTAGAATGAATTAACTTTCATTCACCCCTTGTTTTTAAGGAAAATAATGTATGCAAGAACTAAAAAGAGCAAGAGAAATCATTGATGATGTTTCCAATGAGACAGATAGTATATTACTTTTCCATTCTCTGAGTGGAAAGGATTCTATCGTATTGCTTGACTTATGCTACAAGAAGTTCAAGAGAGTTGTAGTAGTATTCATGTATATAGTAAAAGACTTGGAACATATTATGCGTTACTATAATTACGCTAAAGCCAAGTACCCGAACATTGAGTTTGTTCAAGTTCCTCATTATGCCTTATTTTATGATATAAAAACCGGATATATGGGAATAAAACAAGATCCTAAGCAAAGACAATGGACTTTAGCTGATATAACCGAAAAACTCAGGAAGAGACTTGGTGTAGAGTGGGCTTGTTATGGATTTAAACAATCCGATTCTTTGAACAGACGGCTTATGCTTAGAAGTTATACGGATGGAAAGGAAGCTATCAATTGGAAGACGAAGAAATTCTATCCTTTATCTACATATAAAAACAAGGAAATAATGGATTATATTCTTGATCATCGTTTAAAGAACCCAGAAGCAAATGGAACGAATAAACAAAGTTCAGGAGTTGATGTTGAGGATATTGAGTATCAGAAATTTCTCAAAGAGTTTTATCCGGCAGATTTAGAGAAAATATACAAGGTATTCCCAATGGCAAGGATAGTTCTGTTGAAAGCTGATAAAAATAAGGAGGAACTGAAATGAAAAAAGGAAGTGAAACAAAGATAATCAAGAGGTCTCAAATAAACTTGAACCCTTGCAACCCGAAGGTACATACCGATGCGGACATTAAACAGCAAAAAGCCAATATTAAGAAAGTTGGTCTTATTGGTGGTATTCAATGGAATGAAACAACAGGAAATCTCATAGATGGGCATAAACGAGTGATGAGCGTTGACCTTATCCAAGGTTATGATGGTACTCCCGAAACAGATTATGACATCAAGGTAGAAGCCGTTGATTTTGACGAAAAGACCGAGAAAGAGCAATTGTTGTTTATGGCGAAGTCGCAAGACCCGATAGATTACAACTTGGTTGCCAAGAACTTTAGTATAGATGAAATAGACTTCAAGGCTGCTGGCTTCACGGAACAAGATACTGAACAAATCAAGATGTTACAAGATGATTTGGAAGCATCATTGAAGGATTCCGGCATGGATGACTTTAGTGAGGATTTCTTGAATGAACCAATAGCTTCAGTTACTACTTCAACGCCAATGACCGAATTACCCAACATCGAAAAAACATCTGAAGAGATTGTAGCCGAGCACGCAGCTAAGCCAAAGATGACAAAGGAAGAGGTCAAGGATCAGAAACAACATTGTACTGATGTCGGAAAGAAAAGAAAGGAAGATATTGATAACTTCATTTTCATTGATTTCGAAAGTATTGAACAAAAGCAGATTTTCTGTGATATGTTGCACATGGAAGCCGCTAACTCTATGCGTATTTCCGGAAGTCAGATTTTAGGATTGTTGTAATATGGGACGCAAGCGAATAAAGCCTCTAGTTGTTAGGAAGAACCCTATAGATGTTGCCAATATGGTAATTGAAATGGCAAGGGAACAAAGTAAAGATTGCATCGTAATGATGTCTCTCGGTAAGGACTCTATTGTTACCTTGGATTTGTTGTATGATAAGTTTGATAGGATAGTTTGTGTATTCATGTATCTTGTGAAAGACTTGGAACATATACAGCGATGGATAAATTGGCTGAAGGCAAGATACCCGAAGATAGAGTTCGAGCAGATACCACATTGGAATACGACATACAATCTTCATTATGGGGTTTATTGCGTTCCGAATCCAAAGGTTAAGGTACTTAACCTATCAATGGTAGTGAAAGCCTTGAAGAAACGTTTTGGAATCGAATACGTATTCTTTGGGATGAAGAAAGCAGACTCGATGAACCGCAGTCTGATGCTAAAATCTTATGAGGAGGAAAATTACATTCATGGTGGAAATTGTTATCCTCTTGCTGATTTTACTCAAAAGCAAATCTTGCAATATATGAAACATCGACATTTACCTAAGCCGATAATGTACTCTAGAGCATTGCGCTCGGAGAATGCAGAGGTAGGGAATGCGTCAGGCGGTTTGTCTTTGGATTTGGATTGTTTCGCATGGCTAAGAGATAATGCACCCGAAGACTTAGAGCGAATATATAAGGTGTTTCCGCAAAGTAGGGTAATACTCTACAGGTATGATAACAGATAATGTTCTTTTTAATTTATATATAATAATGTATTATCTTCTTTATATGTATTGGCAGGCTTGGGAAAGTCTGCCTTTTTTGTTAATGTATGTAATAAATGCGCTCTAAAGCACAAACAAAGGTTAAATAAAGAAATAAAAACAATAAATTGTTTGCAAGTAAGAAAATAAATTCGTATCTTTGCAATGTCTTTAAGAGATACTTGAAGATTTGCCGCAAGACAAGTTTCTTGCAAGATAGTGCAGAGCGAGCACGTTAAAAACTAGCACAATTGTTATGAAGATGATTACCGAAAAGCAGAAGAAGTTCATCAATGATATTAAAGGTGTTATTACAGAAAATGGTATTAATGCTATTGATGCATTGGACTTGAATAAGTTTACTTGCTATGATGCATCTAAGCTTATTGGTGGTTTGCTTGGTCTTAGGGATTGTTACAAGGCGATTTCTAGAGGCGTATGTGTAACTAGTACGGCATATTGCGATGAGGCTTTAGATAATGTCTTTAATACAATTGAAAAGTACAAATAATAAAAATGGTGAGACACACCACAAAAACTGTTTAAGAGAATGAATAGCAAAGAATTAGTAAGAAATATGATAGCTTTCTTAAATGAGCGTCACGATATGGATTGTGCTATATTACGTCAGCGTTTTGCAGTATGCTATGGTATGAGTGAAGACGAGGCAAAGAAAGTTATTTTGGAGCTGACAATGCTTCAGATATTTGCAGAAAGTTTTGGTGTTGAAATTTAAAACTTTGAGATTATGGATAAGAATACAGCATATCAAGTAATAAGCCAATTTAGGGCAAATAATTGCAAGAGTGGAGCTTTGGCTAACGCTTTGGATGTAGCATTGAAGGTTTTGAAACCAGTGGCTACAAATAACGTTTATGTTATCAAGTTGGAAATATTGGGGACTACGTTATCTACGTTATGGTTAGAAACATCTAACGATAAAAAAAAGATGCAAGCGCATATTGCAGAATGGAGAAGTAAGATAGTAGAGCGATGTAAGGACGATAACAATTCTTTCGAGTTTGATTTTCAACATGGGAGTCCTTATAATTTCACGGCAAACAAAAAGAATTGCAATGAGTTGCCTTTTTACTTTGATGGCAAACATTATTGCTTTACGATATTAGAGGGCTATAAAAGTCTTAAAAGCAAATATGAGCAGAGCATTGAGCACGATATGGATGCCGTTCAAGATATGATGTCTTATTTAAATTTATAGAGTATGAAGTTATACGAGGTAGGCTGCATCATCAAAGAGGTGCAGCCAAAGAATGGAGTAAAGATTACTCTAGAGGAAGCTCAGGCTTTGGTTGATGGATATGTTGAGTTGGTTCATCTTGATGATGATAACATATTATTGTGCGATGAAGAAGGACTTCTCAAACATAAACCTATAAATACTTTGGCAACAATACTGGCAAAGCACCTTGGTTGGAAAGGTAGTGTTTTGGTTGGGAGTGTATTATTTTTAAAGGATAAGGAGTTTTAGATATATGAGCAAGGCTAGAAAAAATAATATGAATAAGGATATACCCGAAGAGCGAATAACTCTTAGGGTTTTGGAGAATTATTCCAAAATGCAAGAAGAATTGTGTCGTCTTCGCAAGAAAACACGTGAACAAGGCTACAAGCTTAATGAACTCAATAATCGACTACAGAGGCTTAACTCGAAAGAAGTTAGATGTGAGTTAGAAAAGTACAGAAAATTACTCTTAGAGCGTGATGAGTTACGTGAAAAGAATAAAGCTTTAGAGCAAGTGGTAAAGCAGTATGATGGGTTAAAAAGGTTTTTCACTAGCGAATTGAACGAAAAAGAGGAGGGTAGAGAATGATTATAGGTTCAATGACAGGGCGTGAACTTTTTGAGATATTCAAGAAGGATAAGCCTATGCTAGAAAAGTTTGCTATCGAAAAAGCAAAGAAACTCATCCGTGAGCTTCGTAAGGGAATGGGACGATACACAACTCAGTGTTATGATTTCAAGACGAAAGACGCTACCGAGTACAAAGTATGCGTGTTTGTAGATAGAGGGAACATAAGACAATTCTATTTTGACATGTTTATCTATTGCAAGGAAACGAACGATTACGTATGTGCTACTTCCTTGCTGGACGAAGAGAATAGTGCAGAGCAGTTCAGTTATACGCCCCATTTCTTGCGGAGATATGCCGAGCGAGCATTGGGAATAGAGAACATGCCAATTAATAGGGTGCTTGCTCACATCGAAAGAGAAGTAGGCTATACGATACTTATTTATAAGAATGATACAAGTAAGGTTATTGCTACAAGTATGGGGCTTTATCTGCAAAAGATTGACAAAAGGCGAGGTATCAATATATGCAAGACTTTTGTTAGCGTAGATATGCTTAAATCTTCCCAAATTAAAGCATATATGGTAGTTGCCGACTTAATTAAAGAATATTCTGAACGATACACTAAAGTTCAAAGGAATGATAATGTACAGGTAGATTTCGCTAAAGATTGTTTGAGTAGAGGTATTACTGAAAAAGATTTGGTTAATGCCTATGGCGAATATTTCAAGAACAAAAAAATAAAAGAAAGGGGTTCGTATGGAGAGAATGACAAGAAATGATGCCGCTGCTTATTTAGGTGTTGACCCCCAGACGATTACAAACTGGGTTAACAAGGGGTTGCTTGGAGGCTACAATGATAAGAGCAGCAAACGCTTTTGGGTGAATGCAGATGATGTTAAGAAGTATTCCGAGAAATACAAGATGTTGTCTGTTTCAGAAGACTTGCTTGATAGAGAGCGGAAAGAGCTGTTGTCGAGTGAGCGCAAGGTAAATGCAAAGATACAAATGTTAATGCATGATGCCTTGAACGCTTCTTCTTTCAGCTATGACAAGATAGGCGGTTCACTTTGTACGTTATTGGAGTTAACGTCACAAGGTGGAATGCGAGAGAAGAAGATTATGCAAGCATTTTTTAATGGCGACAGAATTAGTAATATAGCCTATGAGTTTGGACTTTCAAGGGAGAGGGTGCGCCAGATTGTCATTAAGGCTATCCGGAAGTTCAACTATGCGATTGAAGAACTTGCTGATTTGAAGCAGGAGAACAATTCCTTGAAAGAAGAAATTAAGAATGTAAAAATGCAGTTGATAATGCAAGAGGGTGAAAAAGAAGAAGAACATTCTGAAGATGTTCCCCCTTCAGTGTTCTCCATCAGATTAGTCAATTGTAATTTACCAGTTCGTGTCCTTAATGTGACAAAGGCAGCCGATATAGATACTATTGGAGATTTGGTACAATATTCCAAGTTTGAAATGGTAAAATTTCGAAACTTCGGAAAGAAAAGCCTTATGCAATTGGATGAATTCATTCACGAAATGGGATTGGAATGGGGCATGGATAAGGCTAAGATATACGCAAGGGGTATTCAGCGAATGAAAGATGACACTTACATTGAAGAGCTGTTTAGGATGCATCTTGCGGATATAACAAGCGATATTGAGGAAAAGTATAATCTTTCTCCGGCTGAAGCTATGAAGAGGGCTTATAGTGAAATGAAAAGATATGTTGGACATAAAGAGAACAACAATGAATGAAGTATATAATGATGTTTTAGGTAAGGCGTTAAGCATTAAATCAACCAATAATATTGTCGTAAAAGTAGAGCAGGGTGCATTAGAAGTAAATCTGAAACAAAGCAGTATAAAGCGTATTATGTGGTTTTCAGTTTTCTTGATTGATGGCTTTACTATGCGTCCATGCAGTTATACTTTCTATTCCTCTATGAGTGACGATGAGTTGGATGATACCTTTACACAAGTAGAAGGTAGATTGGGCTTTCTGAAAAACTTAAATTCTAAATAACATGACGGAACCGGAAAGAAGAGTTGTAAACCACGCAATGAAGATACTAGAGCAGAGCCAAGATGATGAGGCTAGGGCGTTGGCTGTCAAGTTGTTGGAACAAGGTACAAAAGTTCCTCTTCATAAAGTGCAGTTTTATGCCGCATATTGCAATGGCTTGCGTGATGGGTATTCAAGAATATTCGACCTAATACAAGGTGGTAGGTGGCTTGCGAAAGTGAGCAAGCAGGAAATGCCATATTTCGAAGCAGAGAAGAAGCTTGTAGAGAGCTGTATTGATGCTTGCTACGATTATCATATGGGCAAGTATGATATTAGGTACAAGGATAAAGAATTATCCAAAAGTGGTAAGCTATTGGCTTGCAAGGCTGTTTTTGTGAAACAAACGATGATTGGTGTTGAGGTTAAATACAACAAAGATAAAGAATGATTGCACAATATAGATAAGTGAAGTTGTAAACCATTGATATTTAGGTACTCCCTTGCAAATTTTGTATCTTTGCAAATAAAAAAGGAGATTTATATATGGCAGATAGAGGATATAGAGGCAGACCTCAACGAGGCGAAAGAGCGGATAGGCAAATTAATGCCGGACATAGCCGTGGATTGGATATGGCTTTGTCCGACACAGAAGCTAAGATTAGAAAGTTAAAGACAGAACGTATTTATGCTTTCGACCAAAATGGAAAAGAGATAAGCCATTCCACAAGAGGTACTTCTACAAGTACGAAATTGCCAAGTGGTTACAATTACAAAGATGCGATATTGACGCATAATCACCCAGGAGAAGGGTTGGATAGCAATATTGCAGGTAGGATAGGAAGAAGCTTTAGTAGTGCAGATATTGCTACTACGGTCATAAATAACGCATCAGAGATAAGAGCTATCACAGGCTCTTATACATACTCTATGAAAAGACCGAAGAATGGTTGGGGAATAAGTACGCAACGTCAAGCCGTGAATGTCGCAAGAAAGATAAAGGATAGGCGTATGAAATATTTTAATTCATATGTCGCTAAACCAAGTTCCGATTACACTCACGGAAGAATAAGTAGAGAGCAGTTGTCAATTGCTTGGGACAGAGCTGATGTAGTTAGTACTAATAAAGCTCTTCGTGAAGTCGCAAAGGAATTAGGTTGGAATTATACTCGCAAGCGTACTAGTTAAGGCATATATTCAAAGGATGGGTAGTATTGCCCCTCCTCATGTGGAAAGAACTTTCCCATCATCGCAAGCGCAGTAGTACATTTTTCAAATTGTTTTTGGAATCCGTACTTCTTGGCTCTCGATTGGTTGTGATGCAGGTCATTGATTTTGACTTGGATTGCAACCATATCTTTTGAGTCGATGATAGATTGTACGTAGTCGAAATACGGAACACCTTCCTTGTGGGTTAGAATGCATACACTATCGGCAATGTCTTTTCTTACTCCTAGTGATAACAGCTTGTCGTAGGTCATATCCGTATCTTCTATCGTATCATGGAGAAATCCGACACAAATCTCTTCGGTGCTATTACCCATTTCTCCTACATGGATGGGATGCAATATCACCGGAAGTCCAACCTTATCAATCTGTCCCTTGTGCGCCTCACAAGCAATGCGGAGGCACAACTCTATCATTTCAGAATCTTTCATATTCTTCTTTCGTTATTAACTCACCTAGTTCAAGAGCATCTTGTGCATAGGTGTTCTCATTAAACTTAAACTCTTTTGGCTTACGTCCTTTACCTTTAGGGTAACACATAAGTTCTTTATTTACATATTGATAACGGACAACGATGTCATCCTCCCAATAGTAAACATAAACCGACTCTCCGTTTTTAAGGAGGTGGCTGATTTTGTTCTTATCTTTATTATTCATAGTCTTTATCTCCTTATTACAATGCAAAGATATAAAAAAGATATTAAACTTGCAAACAAATTAATGTTTATTACTTGAAATTTAAATATATTAATTATTGAAATGTTGCATAGTAAGCTTGTTGCATAGATACCGACCTTTGCTTCTTACCTCCGTTACTCTTGGCGGTTCTACTTTGCTCATATAATGCATGTCCCCAACCGGATGGTTTCTTGGTCTCTTTATAGATTTCTCGCATGGTCTTCCCACCCAACAGCTTGTAGGCTATCGAGTAATTCTCTTTGGCGTAAATCATCTTGGCGGTGTTAACTTGTATCTCACCAATAAGTCCGGTTTTCTTGTTCCGGATATTGATGATGTTTCCAGAATAGCCAGTATCCAGTTTCTGTTCCTTGAGTCTTACGAACTCAAAGCCTTTGTATTTGCCTTGAAGGTCTTTTATGATTTTTGGAATCGAGCCTTTATCTGCGATGATGGTTGTTCTGTACGAGTCCTTTATGTCTTTAATGCCATTAGCCTCGCCCTTAGCCTTGCGTACTATGGAGTCAACACTCTTGTAATTGATAGGAGTGACCCTTGCTCCATACTTCTTAGCTATACCTTCAGCTATAGCTTGTAGCTTGTTACCAACCGACTCGGCTTTTCTCCGCATAGAGGTAGCTTGTGCTCTCAGCCTAGCATATGCCCCATTATTACCAACGTCTCCCATATCTTTTTTGTGCAAAATTAACCAAAATGCAAGCCAATTAATATATTACTTCGATATGTTATTTCACTTAAAAGACAAAGTGAAAAGACACGCAAGTAAACATTTCTCTTAAACAATTATTATTCATACCTTTGCAAGAAACAATGAGTTGATAAGATGACGAAACCAAGAGATTATTTCACAGGCAAGCAAGAAGAGTTCAGACGCTCCGAAGTGCAGATAGCACCATATAATCCAAGGAAGATTTCACCGCAGCAGAAAGCTACATTGAAACGTTCCATAAGAAAATTTGGCGTTGTTGGCGGTATAACCGTCAATAAGCCAACAATGACCATCGTAGGCGGCAACCAAAAAGTAACCATCGTGGATGAGATTATGGGCTATCCCGAAAAGGATTATACTCTTTTGGCTGAGGCTGTAAATGTGGATTACAAGACCGAAGTTGAACTGAACTTCATGCTTAATTCCGAGAATGCTCATGGAGAATGGGATGACATGAAAGTCCGTGAATTACTGCCGGACATAAACTATATGGATGCCGGATTAACGGAAGAAGACCTGTCCCTGTTCGGCTATGATGCAATGGTAAAGACTGAAGGCGAAGACGAGTTAGGCAAAGAACTCAATTCCTTACTAGACCCATTTGCCCAAGAAAGCGAAAGCAGAAAAGAACCTGTATCAAAGGATGAGCAAGAAGAGCAGAGACGACAGATAGAACAAAATCAAATTATAGCCAATCAGCAGCAAGAGGCTCAATATCAAGCGAATAAAGAACGTATGCAACAGGTAAAGAAAGAGGTAAATACCAAGGCAGCGGAAAAAGCTTTAGAAGCCGAGTCTTACGTCATGCTTTCCTTTGATAATATAGAGACCAAGGAACGTTTTATGAGCACCTTTGGCTTTATCGAAACCGACAAGGTAATCAAGGGAGAAATGCTTATGAAAGTAGCAAAACGAATATAAACGAATAAGCAAAGAAAAAGATTATAAGAATATTACTAGGGTTCATAATAGCGGCAATAACAATAGATATGCTCATTCCATTTATGATTGTTTCTATGTTTCTTGGCAAGAGGAGAAAGAATGCATTCAATATGTGGGTGTCGTGTCTCTTTACTCCTTTGATAAACAAGGTAGGACAATTGGTCAACTCATAAATATCGAAAGATTATGAAGGCAAACGGAAAAAGATTAATGAAGATTGCGAACTTGGCTATAACTATGATATTGGCAATACCGATGTTCTTACTAGCCGTTCCTATCTATATGTATAACAAAATTAGAGGCAAGGTATAAATCCCATCTGCCCAATATATAGCGAAACAATAATAAATTCAAGAAAATGGCAAAACCGAAATTTGATTACAATGGCGATGCTTTCTACGATGAGATAGAACAGCTTGCAAAGCAAGGTCAGAAGGATTCTGAAATTGCCTACGCCCTTGGTTTGAAGTTTGGGGTTGACCTAAATCCACAGGTCTTCAACCGAATGAAAAACGGAAAATACGAGAATTGGAATGAAGACGAAAATGCGGAAAGAGGCGAAAGGATAACTCAATCCCTCGTGCGTGGCAGAGAGTTTATCAATGCAATCGTGCGTGGCAGATTCCTTAAATGCGCCCTTGGAGGTGTCAAGGTAAAGGGCAAGACAACCACCAAAAGACATATGGTTGTAGATGGAGTTATGACAGATGATATAGTAGTGGAAACTAGAGAAACCGAGCAGGAGACCCCACCTAACGTACAAGCTCTTTCTACTTGGTTATTCCATTACGATATGACTTGGAGAGAGATACAGAGAGGTAAGAAGGATGAAGAGGAAAAGGGCATTCCTTTTGACCCTAAGAAAGGTATATCCGTCAACAAGTGGATAGAAAGAGAGATTGAGCAGGAAGCAGAAGAGCAAGGGGAGGGTGAATAATGGCAAAAACACATTCCGTTTATTATCCGTTATATAATGACAAGACGCATTTCATTTACCTTATAACAGGAAGCCGTGCGTCAGGAAAAAGTTTCTCTGCTTCTCAGTTTATCGAAAGACTTACTTTTGAATACAATGCAGAAAGAAAGATAGCGCATAAGATTCTTTATACACGTTATACGATGGTAAGTGCCGCTATTTCCGTAATTCCAGAGGTTAAAGAGAAGATAGAGATTGATGGTACACAGGATTACTTTAAGAATACTAAGACAGATATAGTCAACAAAATGACAGGAGCTGAAATCATGTTCCGTGGTATTCATACGGCTAGTGGTAATCAGACTGCGAAGTTAAAGTCAATCCATGGTGTGACTACGTTTGTCGTTGATGAGGCTGAGGAATGGACGAGTGAGGAGGATTTTGAGCGCATCATGCTTTCAATCCGTCAGAAAGGCTTGCACAACCGAGTAATAATCATTATGAACCCTTGTGATTCAAATCATTGGGTATATAAGCGTTTCATCGAAAAGACACATAAAGAGGTGTATTTTGATGGCGTTCCCGTCCAGATCAGTACAGACCCTAGAGTACTTCATATACATACGACCTATCTTGATAATATAAAGCATCTTTCACCTGAGTTCCTTAACGAGGTATTAGAGATGAAGGAGAATGAACCGGAGAAATATGCTCATATAATGATAGGTAGATGGTCTGACGTATCTGAGGGTGCAATATTCAAGCATGTAGGCATCGTTGACAAGTTCCCTAGCAACGCAAGGAAAGTAGCCATCGGAGTAGACTGGGGATATTCGAAAGACTATACTGCTATTGTGAAGTGTGGCATCGTAGACAAACGCCTATACATAGAGGAACTTTGCTATAGAACGGAAATGTTGTCCAGTGATATTATAAAATTCTTGCGCCCTTATGCGGATGATGGCTTGTTTGTGTATGCGGATAGTGCTGACCCTAGGCTTATAGATGAGGTAGCTCTTGGTGGAATAGTTATATATGGAGCACAAAAGGGTGCTGGTTCTATATTGGCTGGTATTGACAAGATGCAGACATTCGAAATCTTTGCGACTAGGCAATCAGTCCATTTGCAGAGCGAGTTCCGCAAATATGTGTGGGCAAAGGACAAGGATGGCAATTATATCAATGTTCCCGAAGACCATGATAACCATTTGATAGATGCTGCTAGGTATTATATTCTTGCCGTATTGCTCGGTAAAGTGATGAAGCCAAGAAAAGCTTCTAAATCAGACTTAGGAGTGTACTAAATGACAAATATAATTACTTTTGTAATAAAAATACAAGTGTTTAATTATTAGATTGTTAGTGTAAGTATGCTATAAGGTTAGATAAAAGTCATGTGTAAATAAAAAAGATTGTTTACTAAATAAAAATAGATTCTTTAGTAAATAGTCTTTTTTTATTCACTTAAAAACTAAGTGAAAGGCATACGTAAATTAAAGTATGTAGAAACCCTGTTTATTATTACCTTTGCTTCAAAAAGTTATAAGGATGTTTGTAGATTCAATTATTCAGATAAAGACATATTTTCGAAACCTCACGCTCAATGCATTGGGTGTGGAGAGAAGCATCTTCGAACGTTTGGAAGATAATGATGTTGATTCTGTCGTAAATATGATGGAACAACATGATTTCGATGTGGATAATGCCATTTCGGAATATAATCCACAAACCCATAAGGTGATGAGCCGTGAAGATAAATGGGTAAAGGGAGAAAAGCCATACAGGACGGAGAAGTTGGCAAGAACAAGACAAAGATACATCAATGAGGTAGAATTGTTCTTCTTGTTAGGCAATCCGGTTATGTGGAAGAAGACTGAAGGTGACGATGAAGCCTTTGAACTATATAAAAAATACTTGAAGGATATATACTTCAATACCAAGCTACGTCAATGTAAACGACTTGCCGGAGCAGAAACCGAAAGCGGTTTTGTTTTTAATTTCTCGCAAAAAAACGGAAAAATGCATGTTGATGTGTATGTTGCTGCTCGCTCAAAGGGACATAAGATGAGAGAGTTGTTTGACCAGTACGGAAACATGCTTGCTTTTGCTGTAGGCTATTCCTTAAAGCGAGAATCAAAGACTATCGAATGTTGGGATATATTGACATCCGTTTTTAACTATCATTGTGAACGTGGTGGCTTTGGGTGGAAAGTGTATAAGTATCCTAATCCGACAGGAAAAATTAATGGCATTTATTTTCGTCAGCCAAAGGCATGGGAAGGAGCAGAACCGAGAATGGAACGTGAAGAAATGCTTGATTCCAAGATAGGAGATACTAACAACTACTTTGCTGACCCTATTGCCGCTGCAACTGCTGACGTGATACAATCAATCCCTAAGCGGAACAAGCCAGGTAAACTCATACAACTTACAGGCAAGAACTCTAGGTTTGAATATATCAACCCACCTCAGAATTCCGAAATCCGCAAGGCAGAGAAAGAAGACTTGGCTCAGTCTATATTGTTTGATACGTTTACACCGGATATGTCACCGGAACTGATGAAAGCTATGAGTACGCTTACTAGTGTCGGCATAAAACGAGCGTTGGTATTGGGTTACATCAAGCGAGCGAACCGAATGGAAATCTATGAAGAACTTGTTGGTAGATTATCGCATGTGATTATAGCCGTAATGAAGGAACTATATCCTGAGATGAGAAGCAAGTTGGATAAATTAGAGGTCGAATTCGATTTTGCCGAACCTTTCGAGGATGACAAAAAGGATAAGTGGAAAGTAATAGCGGAACTATATAATCAAGGCGTACTTTCTTTAGAGACTGCTGTACAAATGCTGGCTCTTACTGACGCTCCTGCTGAAGAAATTGAAAAGATACGCAAGGATGCAGAAGATAAAGTAGCGTTAGCCGCAAAAGTAAAGGGAAACGAAAACACAACTTCATAATTTTAAATGCTTATTGTTTTTGGGCGCATTTTCTGTTAGAATTTGCGCCCTTTTTGCACTTAAATTTTAAGTGAAAGCATTGTGATAATAATATAATATTATTCCTCATTTTGTTTTTAACTTTGTTGGCATGAACACGAATGAACTTATCATAAACGGAAAAGATGCTTGGACTACCTATCGGGTTAAGATGGGGAATGGCTTTTTGGATGCGTTGGAAGCTGACGCAGACAATAAAAGTTATATAACCAATGAAGTAAGGACAGAGCATGGAACTAGGGTTGTTCCTATCCGTCCCAAAAAGGCAGAAAGAAGCATTACCTTGGAGTTTGTTATTGTCGGCAGAGACCATAGCGACTATAATAAAAGGGTAAAAGCCTTTGATTCGCTTATGGATAATGGCTTTGTTACGATACAGGTTCCGAAATCGAAAGATGATGTATACCGTTTGTATTGTGCGAGAAAATCTCCTACTTATTCAAGGGGGAAAGGTGGGGCTATCGGCAAGAAAAGCTTGAAGTTCATAGAATATAATCCAACAAACAGGGGAGTGTTGACGGATTTTGATATAAATATGTTTACGTTGAAAGAATTTGAAGATATAGAATAATTATGAAAACTTATAATGAAATTGACATAAAGTATTACGATAATGATGGAAACATACAGGTAAGATGTTCTGCTCCCGTCACACAGGACGCATTGGTTCATTATGAACTGATGCAGTCTCATTATTGTAAGCTTTCCTTTAAGCTTTCTAAGCCAATATATTTCTTGCTTGGTGATTTTATAGATACGCCATATGGTCGATTTGAACTGATAGATTTAACTAAGGCCAAAGATAATGATACTATCGGATATTCCTATGAAATTCAATTTGATGCATATTATCGTAAGTTCAAGAACAAAATATTGAAGTATCGCCCGAATACAGGTTCACAAGAAGCGACTTTCTCTCTTACTTCAAAAATAAGTACCCATGTAGAGGTGATTATGAAAAGTCTAGCTTATTATGCGAAGTTAGACAAGTCTTATCTTTACGACCCTAAATTTGAAGGCGAAGGAACGGACTATACTTATGTTATTGATGCGAGCGTAGATGCAAATGCTGCAAAGCTTATAACCTACTCAAACACAAGTGTGTTGGATGCTATTGCAAATATTGCTCAGACGTTTGAATGTGAATGGTGGTTTGAAGGCAATATTCTACATTTTGGTACTTGCGAGAATACAAATGCGATTGTTGATTTCAGACTAAACGACAACATCGTTTCTATGTCAAGTTCACAAAGCCAGTCCACTTATGCAAACAGAGTATATGCTTTTGGAGCTGCAAGGAACTTGCCTAGTGGATATAAGAATGATGCCGATGCGGACATAACAAAAGATGGTGTCGTAGAAAAACGTCTTATGCTTCCTACTTCAGCAGAATGCTCTGACAAAAACAAGCAATTGTTAGCAGAGAATGGCTTTGAGCTGAAAAACGGATATATACAAGTCGGTGGACTCCATGAAGACCAGTACGTAGAGGGAGTAACAACAAATGATGATATTTATCCAAGAAATCTTATCAAAACGTCTAATGTGACATCATACGAAAAAGATGTAGAGGATGAAAGTACACCCGAAGAGGGTGATTACATCAAACGGACTTTCTATCGTGTAAATTCGCTTACTATTGTCAATGATGATGGCGAAAAAACAGGTGATATGGCTTTCCGAAAGGCGTATATTCTTAGTGGCAAGAACTTACATATAGTATTCCAAAGCGGTTCTCTTAATGGTATGGACTTCGAATGTGAGTTTAATCCAGATGGAGTTTCTGAAATACTTAAGGACGATGATGGTAATCCGATATTGAAAGATGGAAAAGAACAGATAAATCCTAAGTCGCAGGTATTTGAGATTGTTGCTAATGAGGATTATGGTCGTTTTTTGCCGGACACAACTTTGCATCCAAAGGACGGAGATACTTTTGTTCTCTATAATTGGGATTCTACCAAATTGGGCGAAACTTTGGTATCTGCTGCTTCCAATGAGTTGCTGACGGATTCTATTAAGAATTTGAAGAAGTCAATAATAGACCCTACGACATATACATGTACCGCTGAGGCTAATTATTCATTCAATCAAGGTCGTGGCAACTTGCATGGGGTAGGAGACAGGGTTAACCTTTACAATAAAGGTTATGATGACAGTTATAGGTCTTCAAGAGTTATTGGATATGAATTCAGCCTTGATATTCCTTTTGATGGTGCGAAGTATTATGTTGGAGAAAAGCCTTCGTATTCCCGCCTCAATGCAATGGAGTCAAAGATAGAGGAACTTGTCTATAATGGACAGAGTTATCTTAATGGTAATGGCGGAAGCGGAAGGTCGATTTACATCATTAAGAGTTATGATAGCATAACTCCTACGGATTATAATGTATTTTCAGCAAAAGCTGTTGATGAACAAAGATTAAACAAGACAAAGGACGACACCGTAAAGGGCACAATCACTTGGGAAAAGCTCCAGAAGTTCTTGAAGGGAATGAAGGTCGGGGCGAACGGGGATTGGACTCTTGACGAACTAGATAACACCCATCTAACCACAGATTATCTACAAGTCCGAATGAAAGCAATCTTCGAGACCTTGGAAATATTGCATACAGACACATTGGGTGGTGAATTGTTCATTACCCCAGTAGGCAGTAACCGAATATTGAAGGTTGAGGAGGTGAATATTACCTATGATGGTGTTAGTCAGAAGGCTTACAGATGCTACTTCCTTGGTGAGCAAGATGGTTCAAAGGTGGAGAATAAATGGAAGGTTGGAGACCAAGCAAGGAGCAAGAGCTTCAATCTTACGGCAGGAAAGTATCATAACGTAGGCAACCATTACTATTGGAGGCTAGTCATCGGTGTGTCTTCCGAGGCAGTGGAGATAGATGGCAAGAAATATCATTATGTGGATTTATCGGACATCGACAAGGACGCAGCCAGCGATGAGCCTATGGTTGATGACATTCTGAATCAGTGCGGTAATAGAACGGACATCACAAGGCAAAGTTGCTTGGCTTTCTCTGCCGTTGACACCTATTCCCCTTGCATAACGCTCTATCACGGAGTTGACGGCTACACATTTAATAACAAGGAGTATGTGAACTATGGCGTGAACCATTCCACGAACAAGGCTTTCTTCCACGTCTACGGAGATATGTACTTCGGAGACCGACCTACTAGTGCCAATAATTACGAGGGTGATTCCTACGTCAAGTATGATAGCGACAAGAAGAAAGTAACCATCAAGGGAGACTTGGATATTAAGTCCACCTACGATGGAAAGACCTTGGATAAGTACATCACCGAGAAGAGCTTGGATAAGAATGCCGTTGAGACCATTATCAAGAAATCGGAGACGATTACCGACCTTCAAAACCAGATAGACGGAGCTATTGAGACTTGGTTCTATGACGGTGTTCCTACCCTATCCAACGCACCTGCCATTGGGTGGACTACCGACAAGGATAAGAAAACCCACTTGGGAGACCTCTACTATGACAACAAGACGGGCAAGGCATACCGCTTTGCCAAGGATGGCTCTACCTATAAGTGGATTATCATCACAGACACGGAACTGACCAAGGCAATCGAAGATTCAAGCCAAGCACTCAAAGATGCAAAATCAAAGAGACGTATCTTCGGCTCTCAGCCAGTTCCACCATACGACGTGAATGATATGTGGGTCAATGCCACTTATCCTTCTGACGGCAGTACCTACAAGAATGAAATCTTGAAGTGTTCCACCTCCAAGGCAGAAGGTGAAGAGTTTGATATTGCCGATTGGAAATTGGCTAGCAAGTATACCGATGACACGAAGGCAGAGGAAGCAAAGAAAGTTGCTGAGAAGGCGCAAGCAGAGATTAAGAACACGCAAACTAATTTGATTACCCTCGGAACGACCGTATCTAACAATAAGAAGGCTTTCGATGTTTTTACCTCTGATGGCTACTTGGAAAGTTCTGAGATTGCGGCTATCGCACAGGATAGCAAGCGACTGGAGGACGATTATAATGCAGCCGTTGAGTCGTATAATAATGTTGTTGGCTCTAAGTTCTTGTTGGATAAGGATGGTAAAGACACGACCTATAAAACGGATTTGGTTTCAGCTAAGGATAAACTCGATAGCGCAAAAAATGAACTCATTACCTTTCTTTCTGACATCGTAAGAAGATACAACGATTCTGATTCCAATGAAAAGGCTGCCATCAAGGCGGCTGCGGCTCAGCATTACACCAACTTCACGAATGCTTATAAGGCTTTCTACGACAAGCTGGGTGTGGCGAACAACTATATCACGTCTAATCTGTTTGATGGTCTCAATACTAAGCTCATCACCAATATGGCAGGTCTTGAATACATCAAGGCTGCTCTTGTTGATGGAGACACAGTAGTCAAGGGTGGTCTTATCCTCTCTACATTGATAGCCTTACGTAACGATAAGGGAAATGTTACCGCAGGTATCAATGGAGCGAACACGAAGGAGAATGGCATCGCCCTTTGGTTAGGTGGAAAGGCTATCGACAAGCAAGCCTCCACGACAACAGAGGAAGAGAAGAAAATTGCTGCCAAGTCCCTCCTACGCTTTGACGGAACTGGCTATTTCGCAAATGGAAACCTTTGGTGGGACGCAGACGGTACTTTGCACGCAGACCCGACATCTTTCATTATCAACAAGAATAATGTTGGTGTACAGCTCGCACTCTTTGCTCCTGTATGGAAGAGCGGAACGACCGACACAACAAAGCTGGCAAACGTATTATCTATCGACCCACAGAAGCCTTTCACTCATCTTGACGTATCGGGTAACGTGACAACCGAAGGCAGCTTGAAAATTGGTGGAATCTATCTATCGTATGATAGTGCCAACAATGCCCTTCGACTATCCAAGGACGCTGCCGGAAAGGAAGCGGCTAACTTCTATGCCACAGGTGGTATCACGGCATACGGAGCAGGAGCATCTACCACGGGCGGTGGTGGCGGCTTGAACGGCAGTGTAAAGAGTTATTCAAGTGCCTTGAAGCTTACTAGCGAATCGCTGTCTGAGATAGCTTCTGCCTACTCCATCAAGGCTCTTGATACTCGTATCTCTAGCTTGGAAGGTGGTAGTGCTACTGCTATTTCTGTCAGCGGTAGCGGTAATGCGGTTACGTCTGTCACCAAGAATGGTACTACTATCAGCGTAGTTAAAGGTAGTACGTTCTTAACTAGTCATCAGTCACTTGATGGTTACGTTAATGCAATATCTGTAAGTGGAAGTGGGAATGCTATCACGTCTGTATCTAAAAGCGGAAAGGGTATTACATTTACTAAAGGTGCTACATTTTTAACTTCTCACCAAAGTCTTGCTAACTATTATACCAAAAGTAGTGTAGATTCACTTCTTAGTGGTAAGTCGGCAACTAGTCATACACATAGTGTTAAGATTAACGGTGTTACTAAAACTATTGCAGCTACTGGTGGAACTGCTGTAGATTTAGGAACTTATCTTACTTCTCATCAAAGTCTTGCAGATTATGCTAAGAAGAGTGAAATACCTACAAAAGTAAGTCAACTTACTAATGATACTGGTTATATTACTTCTAGTGGAAGTTGTGCTTATGCTACAAGTGCAGGTAATGCTGACAAGGTTGATGGTGTTCATGTTACTTGGGCAGGTGTACTAACTTCTACTTCACATTTAGTTGCTTGGGAATCAGATGGTTCAGCTCTTAGAGACATAAACCCTGCTAATGTTACTGTAGGTAATTCTGACAAATTAGATGGTATTCATGCTAACGGACTTCTTACTGCTCTATCTAATTCTGATAAGGGAATTAGTATAACAGTTGGTGGAACTACCAAAAGCATATCGAACATTAGTGTTAATTATGCTAGTAGTGCTGGAAATGCAGATACTGTTGATGGTGAACATGCATCTGCTTTTACTAGAATAGTAGGTAGACATGGAATTTACACATCAGGAACTGCCCCTTATAAGTATATTCATTTGTTTAGAATAGCAAATTCAACTGGTTATACTACACTTGATTGTGAAATAGATTTTAGGACGAGGTATCATAGTGCTAAAATAGAAATTAGAATTTCTACAGCGGAACATCCTTATAATAATGGAGGAAGTTCAATTTCAATAGTAAAGAAAGTTGTAAGTGGTAGAACTTGTAATCTTTGGGTTTTACCTACAGTACAATCATCTAACTATAATTATTATGATGTGTATTATGAATCAGGAGCTTGGAACTCAGGTTCTTATGGAATAACATTAAAAGGTAATAATGGTAATCTTGTCTTCGAACATAAAGGTACAAATCTTACAAGTTTACCAGATAAAGTTAGTCCTGTTAGTAATAACGTTGCTGTTTCTGCAACCAAGCTTCAAACTCCTAGAACTATTTGGGGTCAAAGTTTTGATGGAACTGGTAATGTAAGTGGTTCTTTATCAGAAGTTGGTAATATACATTTTAAGGTAGATGATAGTTATGACATAGGCTCTAATGCTGCTTCTAGTAGATATATTTACACTCATTGGTTAGGGGCTAGGTCTGGACGAAAATTAGAATTAGGAGCAAATAATAGTGGATTTGGACAGGGATTATGTATAGATACTAATTTAAATGTAGGTATTAGTACTGATACTCCTGCTTATAAACTTCATGTTGCTGGTGATATTTATTCATCTGCTACTATTAGAAGTAAAGGTCAAAATAAAGCTATCATATTAAGTAATGATGCTGGTCCTGCTTGGATTAGTGCTCTTGAAGGTCAAGTAATATTCAATACTGGTAAGGCTATTCGTTTTGGTGAAACTGCTTGGGATTTGAATAAATGGGCTGGACTTAAATATACTCATTCTAATAAAACTATTTATCTTGGTATAGCTGATAATTCTGTGTTTAATGCTAATAGTGCACAAAGTAATGGTACACTTAGACTTGCAGGTATTACAACTATAACTCCTGATAGTGGAGCTAGAATTGGAGGTAGTGGCGGTAATTTATATTTAGGTAATGCTAATAATTCTGGTTGGGTATGTACTCAAGATATATGTAGTCAAACTAATTCTAGTCTTTGGTCTATAAGACAAGATGGTAATGCTTATTTTAAAAATATTTATTCAGGTGCTGCTACTATTAATGGTAATTTATCAGTTGATGGTTTAATATCTAATAAAGGTATACTACCTGCAAATTATGAATTTAATAATAAAGGAACTAGTTGTTATGTTTCAGCTGATGCTTTATGTTCTGGAATTACTGCTATTACTGATAGTATACAAGTTAATCAAGTAACTGTACAATATTCTAACGATAGCGGTAATAGTTGGACTAATTATCCTATGGGTAATGATGCTAAATTTAATCTATATGCTAGTAATGCAGGTTTAACTCAAGTTTACTTAGGTTATAATGTTATCACTGGTAATAATGATGCTGAGAAATTAGCTCAAGTAAAAAAGAATGAATTAATGGTTACTTTTGAAATCTCTAACAATTGTTACTCTCAAGTTTATTTTGCTAGTGTTGATATATCAAATGGTATTGATACTATTTGTACTGTAGAATGTCTAAATAATAGTGGTGCTGTAGTTAGAACTTATACTAAACATGTGACTGGATGGAATCAAGTTAATTATATAAATATATCTGAAGGTAATGCAGGTTGTGATTTGGGAAGAGATCAAAAAAGATATATTAGATTTAGATTTAAACATGACCAAAAGACTACTGCTTTACGTAATACTGTAATAAATCAAATACGAATATTTTCTTTTACTAAGTATTCATTACCTACTGATAGATTTATGGGTCATACAGGTCATATATATAATTTCGATTATAATATGAATACTTACTTCCCTAATAGCATTCTTGCTAAAGGTGGAGTTACAGCTTATCAATCTTCTGACATCCGCTTGAAGCAGGATTTGCGGAAGCTGGATTACTTGGGTATCATCAAGGCAATGGGTGGCACATTCGGCTTTGCTTGGAAGAAGGACAACACAAGGTCTATCGGTTGGATTGCTCAGCACGTCTTGTGCAACCCTCACTTAAAGGACATCGTGGAGACGGACGAGAAGGGCTACTACAAGATTAACTACTGGTCTCCGAAGCTGATTGCAACGGCATTCGGTGCTATCGAGCAGGTGGGCGATGAGGTCAGCAGGTTGAAGGCTCGGGTGGTCTTCCTCGAATCAGAGGTTCAGCGATTGAGTGGAGATAAGGAAGACTGCAACAAGAAGAGATTAGATAACAAGAATATTAATTCATTAAATTAGATTAGAAAATGGAGAATTTAAAGATTAACAAGAAAAGTGAACAGACAGCTGCCACTTATACCAAGGGCGGCTATCGAGTAGAAATCACCTACAATGTTGACAAGACGGGTGGCAACATTGAGAGCATCAATATGAGTATCTATGGTGACGCAAATGGTAATTATCTCGGCAATGCCAACGCTAGCTCCAACGGCAGCGAACTGACCTACAACATCAGCGGTGTTCCGCAGAGCAAGCTCAGTGAGGTATCAGCATTGATTAAGGAGGTTAATTCCGCTATCGCCGCTAATATGGCAAGCGAGGCAGCAGAGTAAGTATCGTGAGTATTAACGCAGGGTGGCTCTTATAGAGCTGCCTTGCCTAGTGTTCAATGTAACAGTAGAGCGAGTTGTTACCAAAGAAGTTGTAACAGAATAAGGAACTGAAGTTGAATATTTAAAAAATAAAGATTATGTCTTACAATAGTGAAACTGGAATTATTAGTGCTCCTGTTAGCATTGATGATGTTAAACAAGCTCTTGGAGAGAGTAGCAATGACCTTGCTACTCTTTGTAAGAGTGAAAATATAAATATATGGAGTAAGTATAAACCTATTAGTTGTAAAGGTGAATTTAAAGAATATCCTATTAGAGAAGACTCTGAGGAAATAGTAACATCTTCATATAATAAATATACTTGTGTTGTTCGTTGTGGTATGAATATACCTATGGATACTTATAAGAACTTACGTTATAATTATGGAGGAGAAGGTTTTGCTATTGAAGCATGTAAAGAACTTTATATTGATAATGTATATGGAGTTAGAGGTATTGATAAAGATGCAAGTACTAATTCGCATACTGTATATGCTTCAGGAAAACATTTTCCAAAAGGTGGTGCTAATTCTCCTTATAGATTAGGTGATTTTAGAAACTATAATAGTAAAGCAATAAGTAATATGTTCCAATCTTCTATTCCTACGTTATTTAATGTTGAAGTTTATTATTCTTCAACTCCTAAATTTAATTGTGTTCTATATAAGAATACAAATGTGGATGATAATACAAATGTTACTCTGGAAGATATAATTACCGATTTGTATTTAGCTTGGTCTTTTTGGATTCAAATTTGTTATGATTCGCCATATAATAATACTGATAAGATTTATAAAAATTATTATGTTGGTAATTGCGAAAAACCAACAGATTTTATATATGCAAGTAGAGAAATAACTTTTGATGTAGGTAATGATAAAGATGTTACTATTGTACCTTTTTTAGCATATACTCGTAATGCAACTTTATATGATAATACAAAAATAATTTTTATATCTCCTCCGGGTGCTATTAGTTTTAAATATTATCCTAGACAAATTAATATGGAAAGTATTAAAAGTGGTTCTAGTGGTTTTGTTGATTTCTCATCGTTGAGAGAATTAGTTGGTGCTACTTGTATTTGTAAAGCTAAAATATATAAACTTCCTGATGCTACATTTACAGTTAGTGATGGTACATTTAGAAGTGTTTGTAAGTATGGTAATAATAAGACAACATACGGAAGAGGTTATGTATCTAATAGCTCTGGTCAATATACAGGCTCTGTAACTATTCCCGAAGGTGATAGAACAGATTATATTGAAGTATATATAAGATTTGATAATGTTTATGAAGGAGGGTATTATGGACAAATGTGTCAATTATCTTTTGAAATTAATATAGATGGTGGATGGAAACAAGTTCCTCCAGGAGGTAGTTATATTATGTATTAAAACGTAGATGTTCTTAATATAATAAATGTGCTAGAAACGTATTTGTGGTTTACGTTCTCACCGAGAAAGCAGACACGTTGCGACCTAGTGATTACCCAACGTGGGGAAGCTGATTTTTTAAATTCGTAATTTTTGCTCCTCCTGCATTGCTATTCGGAATTATTTTCTTAACTTTGCACTGTTAATAGGAAAGATATTCTGCTATGGCAATCTGGCGAAGAATATTGTATAACATAAAAATAAAGAAACAATTATGAAAAAGATTAAGACAATCGAGGCTGTTGCAGCCTACAGAACATTGAAGGCATTGAAGACATCATCAATGAGCGATGATGCCGCTATGCGAGTTTGGAAGAATATGAAGGCTCTGCGCCACGTAGTCGATACCTACGACAAGGATGTGGAGGAAGCACAGGAGAGCTTGAAGGACGATAAGTTCGAGGAGATGCAGCGCAAGCTCCAGGAGTGCCAGCAGCTAGAGCAGAAGCACGCCGATGATGGCTACGAATATAACAAGGACGATTCAGCCAAGTTTGCGGAGGTCAACCAGTACTTCTTTAATCAGAAGCAGAAGACCGAGAAGTACTTCTCAGACCTTGCCAATGCCGAGGTAGAGGTAGCCATCGAGGCAGTTGACGAGAAGGAGTTGTTCAAGGCTGCTAAAGATTGCGGCTTGAAGTTCGCTGATATGGAGAGCCTTGAGGTTGTGATAGGATAAACACTAATAGCGTTAGAATTTGGTAAGGAAGCCGTTCTAACGCTATTTTTGCAGCCATCTACTTTCAGATTGTTACTTTTTATAAAGTTTAACACAAAAATATTCTCATTTCCGATGATTTTGTGCAAAAGAGTGTATCTTTGCAACATCATTTAATTTAAATCAACGCTTATGAATAAAGAAGACGAAGACAACCTATTAAAGTGGTTGAAAGACAAAGATGTCAGTGAGGTTATGGATTTGCTGATGAGACATGGTAATCGGTATAGTAGAAGGATTCTGAAATTTTTCAGATGGTTTTGTAAGTACGTTCCTATTACACTTATGTGCTTTCACGCATACGGCATTTATGAATTCTCTCAGCATCCTCGTGAAATGTTCATCCCATACGCAGAAAATACGCCTTGTTATCTCTACATATATTTCATAGTGTACGTCCTGCCAATGGTTTTGATATTAGCAAGCCGATTTTTCTTCTTGTGTTGGAGATACCGCATTCCCTTCTTCTACTTTGCAAGCATCAATGCGGCTCACATTGTGGAATGGAGTTGGTATACCACCAAAGATATGGTAGATTCTTGCTATACGGTCATGGTAGTAACGGCAATATTCTATCTGTACTCTTTTGTGGATTTGTTTATCAGTCGAAGTAAGTTAGGACGTAAAATCTGTGCGTGATTATGGGAAAGATACTAAATTATAAGTTGCTCGGAACAGCTTTAAAATCGCTCAGTGATGCTTGCTTTAAGGCTGACGAGCAGCAGCGAAATGGTGAGGTCATCACCGCTTGCGGAATGAGTGATGATGACCTAGATAGATTATGTGACATCATCCCCGATATG